TTAGGCAGTTCCACCGTTCCGCTTTTCCCTGATCTTTTCACGGAACTTCGCTCCCAATCCTGAGGACATCGTCGATGTGCCGAGGTTCATCGCCCGGTCCAGATCCTCACGATACCAGAACTTCCGTCGCGTGCTGTCAACGATGCGCGGGTTCGGATAGATCGTTCCGACGCGCTCGAGGAAATCTTCGACATGCTTTTCCCCGCAATACCCGGCAGCCATGTCGGCGGACATGCGGGGGGGCCAACTGCCTGGGGGAACGACGGATTGGCGACGCTCTCTCATCTTTCGCCTCTCTTCGCCGCTTCCCGCTCATTTGCGATCGCCGTCCCGATCGCCAACAGGACTTCGATATGGGTCATCGGCCGAGGCGGACCGGCTATAGCCTTTGCTGCCGTGCGGATCTCCTCGGGAAGAGCGTAGTATTCGCGCGTGGCGGGGGTGGCGTTGGTGAGGTCTGGTATAACTGTCATGGCGCAAAATACGATTTAGGTTGGATATCGGCAGCGAGGTACAGCGGATGACCTGGCTGGCCGTCTGCTGTGACTTTCAGCGCGACGAGGTCGAAGAATTCGAGCCGTTCGGCGACCTGACGACCGCGGTCATGAAGAGCTCCGTGTGTCCCCCACGCGCAAACGATCTTACGGGCGCTCTTTGCAATCGCAAGAATGTGCTGATCGTTGTCGGGCCCGATCGGGTCGGGATGGTCATACAGGGCCTTCGGGGCGGTGGAGCGAAGGGCAAAGAGGTTGCCAACGATCAAGCCGCCGAAGCCCCAATATCTCGCGAAGCCGATGCACCGGCGGATCGTCGGATCATCTCGGCTGGCATCAGCCGTGGATGGGTTCAGCATAAGGAAGGCGACGTTTGGCTTTTCGCCGTCCCATTGCCGCTCAAGGCGGTAACGGTAGGCTCCGCATTCGGAACTGATAGCCGACGACTTCGTCTCGATTGCGAACATGTCGAGCGTGTCGGTGCTCATACCTCGTCCCTCGACCGGAGCGCGCCGGCGTCGGCCAACGTCTGATTGATAATAGCAGTTGCGAATGGCGTCGCATCCTCGCCCATGTCCGACCAGAGACCGTGAATGGTAAGGGCGAGAACATGCGGGTTGATGCGGGCGGCGCGCCAGAACCGCTCTTCGCTCATGCCGTGCTGGCGGCGGTGCTCGTCCGGATGAAGAGGCAGAACCCAGCGGTCGGAAACCTTGCTGCCTTTGCCACGACCGTAATGACCAAATCGGGGAGCCGCGCAAGACAGGTGCGCAGCCTCGACGCCGTAGCGGCCTGATACGCAGCACGGCAGCTCGTGGATGAACGCGAGGTAATCTTTGTTCTTCGTCGGCTTCCGCTTTGGTGTCGGATCGGGACGAACGGAGTTGGCGATGCGGTAGGCCATCACGCGGTCCCCCCGTTGAGTGGAACCTTACTGAACGCGGTTGGTTGAAACCGCGATGCGAAAGGACTCCGACAATGATCGATCCCAAAGACCACAAGAACCGGCAGACGACGACGCCTCCGGATATGGACTTCGAACCGGTGCCATTGCCAGACCAGGCGGACGAGTCTGGTAGCGAGGGCGCCGATGTGCCGCCGGCGCGAAGCGGCCAGTCCGAAAAGCGAGAGAACCCGACGGAAGGTGCTGGCAAGGACAACCCCGTTCATCACACTGGCCGGGTCCCGCCGAAGGTGACCAAGGATCAAGTCTAAGACGCTCATGCTGCGGCTCCCGCGTTTCGTTGCGTGGTGCCGCGCTCGACTCCGATTAGATCGTCGAGGAAGTCGAGAACGGCCGTCTTGCTCTCCTGAAAGTCCTGCTTGCCCATGGCCTTCATGGATTGGCTCTTGGCGACGTATCGCGTGACGGTCGCCTCCTTCACGTCGACGACAGAGAAGGCGTCGATCGGACGGATGAAAGCGGCGAGGCGCATCGCCTCGGCCTTCGTGCTGCAGACGATCGTATGAGCATCGCAGTAGCCGGTCCGGATCAGCGCATAGGCCCTGAGGTGCTCGGCGGACTCGGCGAAGGGCAGGCCGGAATACTGTTCCGGCAGATTGCGCCAGGCATCGTTCACGGCGGCGAAAAAGTGCCGGTGAGAATTCATGCTCCGGTCGTTGTGCTCGGCGAGGGTATAGAACTCGCCGACCACGTAACGCTTGTCGCATTCGCGGGCCCAATGCCGGTTCGCCGGCTGGAAGGCCTCGCCGTTCCACTGCAAGAGGACCGGGCCGCTCATGTCAGCCCGCCATCAGCGGATGGCTGCGGAGCTCGGCATCAGACGGGCCTTTTGCCGCCGGCCGCGCAATTGCGGCTTCAAGCCGCCTCTTCAGTTCTAGCGCATCGCCCGGATGCTTCGACCAGAACATTTTCAGCGGCTCGCGGTTGGCGTCCCGCCATTTCGCTACTTTTGGCGGCGGCTCCTTTTCGATGAACTCGCAAGCCCGGTCGAAGAATTCGCCGACGGGCACATTTTCAAGCGCCCAATTGTCGCCCCAGGTGATCGTGATGGAATTGGAGGCGCCGACGGCTTTGAGGCGGTTTTCCTCGCGCTCGTGCTCGACAATCTCGGACGCGGTCAAGTCGATGATCTTCGCCCGATCCATTTCCGCTTCGTCATAGAGACCGGTGAACTGCTCCGGCCAGCCGGCGCGCAACGCCTGCATCTCGGCGCACTTGGCGATCATGAGGCGGGGCATCCGGCACCAGTTGCCGGAGTCATCCAGCGTCTGCTTGCCGGTCCTGTAGTTTTTGCCGGTCTTTTCGTTCTCCGCCCATTCATCTTTGATCGGGGCGAACTCCTCCCAATACGACTGGCCGGCGACCTCGTACCATTCGCCAGACTTTGGGTCCTGCTTCCAGAGATAGACGGTGGCGGATACGATGCCCTGGGGGTTGAGCGGGCTCTTGAGCGAGGCGTCGAGCTCATACGTGGCTGGCTTGCTCGCCGGCCGGTAGTCACCGCAGCGCTGCGCAATGACGCGCTGGCCGTCGCGGCTGATGATGATCGTCATCTTCCGCTTGTTGGCGTTGTTCTTGGAGAAGACCATCGGAATGATCTGGCCGAGGAACGGATCGAGGCCCTTTGCCCGGGCAACCTCCATGAAGAGGTTGAACTCTTCGGCGTTGCAGTCTTTGGCGACGGTCTGCTGAACCAGCGCGATCTGGCGCGGCGACAGGTCGAATTTCGTGATGGCGTTCATGGATTACTTCCTCCGGACGGAAAGAGAGATGCTGCCGTTGTCGAGGTTGGCGCCGGGCACTTGCTCGCCGGCTTTGATCGCGGCGGCTAAGGCCTTCTTGTCCAGCTTCGGCGCGGGGCGCTCCTGCTCGACGAAGAACCGGGAAGGGATGTCCGCTTCGCTGTTGACGATCAGGCCGGGCGCGCGCTTCGTGAGCGACAGGGTGGCTGTAGGCAGCTTTAGCGAGGTTTGATCGGTGGCGAGCATCGCCTGTTCGATCAGAGCCCGAACGCGCTCGGCGCGTCGCTCGATCGACTTGCGGCGGGTCTCGAATTCCTCTTCCTTGGCTTTCAAGCCGGTGATGAGGACGTCGCACTCGTCGATCTGGGCGACGGCAGCTTCGATAGCCTCGAGGAGGTTGGTTTCGCCCTCGATCGCGTCAGCGACCAGTTCGGCGTCATCGTCAACGCCTTGGTCGCGAAGGCTGGACAGAAGCGACTTTGCCGCCTCGGTCTGGCGATGAAGGTTGTAGTCAAGGTCGGGCATGGCCATCAGACATTCCTTTCGGCGACGATTGCTTTGTGCACCTGTTCCGTCCGCCAAAGGCCCGCGGCGAAAATGCCGAGGAGGAGGGCGATCAGGATCAGGCACATGGCGGTTGCGGTGGTGGCGCGGTTCAGGTTGGCGACCGCGTCCAGATCGATGTTGCGCGCCGGCGGGAGGTCGCAGTGACCGCACTCGCAGTATCGATCTGCCGGTGAGCAGGCGTAGGCGATGGGGATGGCGGCTTTCGCCTTCGGAATGAGGGTGTTGATGTGCGCCATCATGCAGCCCTCCGGTCACGCTCTGACATCAAGTCTGCGTAGCGCTGGTGGATACTGTCGACCGTGAGGCATTGAGACTCGAAGCCGTAGATCTCGGTAACTTTATTTCGCACCGAGGAAAGGATTGCGGCCTCATCGTCGGTGAGCATGCGGGTAGGCCAACCCTTCACGTAGAGCATGGGTTTGGTGATCTGCCCTTCGATGTCCTTCCGTAGAATGGCCCGGTGCCTTGCCAGAGCCAGCGCTTCCCTCATTTCCTCTGAGAGGAGTTGTGGAGCGATGTCGCCAAGCCACCTGGATCCTTGGAACGCGAAGCTGCTGTCGATCTCCAGCTGGACCATGCGGCGATAGAGGGGCCGCGCCTCCTCTTGTGCCGAAGCTGCCTTGAGATCATCGATGTTCGACATGATGCAATAGCGGCACGAAACGCGGCTCATGCCGAATGTCGCGTAGGCCATGTGAGCCGAAAGGCCGCGATGCGCGATGTAGGAAAACACCTCCGCAACGCTCCAGTCCGAGATCGGGCGCCAGTTGATGATCCCGTCACCGTCGCGATCGGCAATCGATCCCTTGGCGCGCGCTGCGCTTTCCTGCCGGCGGACGCCGGTGACATTGACGACCTGCATGCCTTTGAAGCGGCGCCTTAGCTCGGCGCGGATGATATGCGTCTTCAGTTCGGATGTGCAGAAGCGAAGCGAGGGCGTCGACCAGCAGCACGGCACCAGCGTCACAGTGCTGAGCTCCGCGTAACGCTGCTTGCTGGACGCCCAGCGGGCCTCCCAGCGCTCCATTAGATCGCCGGCCTTGCGGCGGACGACGATGAGCTCGGCGCCGAGATGTTCGGCAAGGCGCTCGCAGGTAGGCAGTGAATCGTTCCACTCGACCGATCCTAGATCGCTATGGATCAGAGCACGCGGGCCTACATGCCCCTTCGCGTCGAGGTAGGCGAATGTGGCCAGCGCTGCTGCTTGGCTATCCTTTCCGCCGGATACGCCAATAGCCACCGCAGCATTCTGTTTAACCGCGTGATCAACCTCGACGGTCGACGCAACGGAAATCTCCACCATCACGCGACCCTCCGGGCAGCAGCCGCGGCTTGCTCGCGGGAATACTCGCAGACCTGCATGTATCCGCTGATCATGTCAGAGAGGGCGCCCAGCTTCTCCGCGGAGAGCTTGATGACGAACACGTCGAAGTCGTTGTTGAAGCGCTTCCAAGCCGTGTCGCCGCTCGGGCCCGGCGTAATGATGCCCGCCTTCTCAAGCTCCCACCTGCTGGTGTTCGAGAGGAAGAAAGCGAAGTCGCGGAGCTGTGATGCCGTGATCATGCCGCGTTCCTCTCGCTCGAGACGGTTTCGGAGAGGAAGAAGTCAGGGAAGGTCGAATAGCGTTCGAAGCGCTCGACGGTCGTGCGGGGGAAGGAGCGGGCCTCTTCGTAGGCTTCGTCTTCGCAACGGAACTGCAGAGCGTCGTCGACTTCGTAGGAGAAGAAGCCTTCGACCGTCAGGACGCGGCCTACCTCGTCCTCAATCCTGTATCGGGTAACCATCGTGCCCATCGTTTCATCTCCCGGCGTGGCCGTGTGTTGATGAACTGAACGTACAATATGTACGATACGATGGCAAGCCAATTATGTACGTTTCGTACGATAGCTGAGTTCGCGTAGAATCAAGGGGGAAGGGCTCGGCGCGAACGCGCGGCTAGTAGTCGCGCATCCCAAGTACCTTCGGATGCCGAAAGATGTCAGCTTGGTGGAGGTGGACGAGGGCTTATTTTGCCTTTTCACACCAATACCGAACGGTTACGCCCGGTTGGGATTGGAAGAGTTGAGCGGCAATCGCACAGTTCTCTTTGTTGTATCCATCATCGGCGCCGTCAGGTGCATTGAATGAAGCTATGTAGACGCGCATAGAGCCGTCTAAAGCCGACGACCTGAAGAGGGAATAAGAGTCGTCGTTGGACCAGCACGACGACAGGAGCGAGAGACACAGGACGGTCGCGATGGCCTTCATTCACCGCTTCTCAGAACATAGTGAACAGTGTCAACTTCGTTGCCATTAAAGCGGATCTGCTTTGCCGGGTTAAATTGCTCGAGGATCAGTTCGCTTTGAGTATGGCGGACCAGTTTCTTGATGAACGCTAGTTTTGGTCCATGCTCTTCGCGGTGAATCTGGGCAACGACGTAGTCGCCTTTTACCGGCCGCCGTCGCGGATTTACATAAACGGTCTCGCCGTCCTCGTAGCGCGGCCACATGCTCTCTCCAACAACCTGGACGCCGTAGGCTTCCGGGATACCGCTTAAGCTGGGCGGGGCGAAGATATCGTCAAGTCTATTCCCGTTCAGTTCAAATTCTCCATAGTCGCCGCCGACGGCGGCGCCATATAGCGGTATCTTGGAACCCTTCTGTGCCATCTCGCCGGTTACTATTGCGTTAGCCGGTTCACGCGGCTGCTTCGGGGCGACACTATCAAGGTTGTCGCCTTCGCCGTAGAGTATCCAACCTGCATCGACCCCGAAAAGCCTAGCATACTTCTCCGCAGCCTTGCGCGAGATGTCGCGATTGCCGTTTTCGTTGCTGATGAGGGTGTTGACGTTGATTTCACGCGGATGCGCGCGCGCAGCCTCGGTCGGCGTCGCATAGCCGGCGGCCTGTCTTGCTTGCCTCAATCTGTCTTTCGGACTTTCCATTCGTACATTATGGCTGTTTTCTTTCGTGCAATGTGTACGATTTGGGCTTGCATCGGCGCCGTACGTTTTGTACGTTATCGGCATGAGCAACGCACCCACTTCCATTTCTGACCTGATCAACAAGTGGCCGACCATAGGTGATTTCGCCGATGAGGTCGGCTGCGGATACGAGGCGGCACGTCAGATGCGCCTGCGTGAAAGCATCAACCCAAAGTATTGGGAGAGTGTCGTTGCCGCGAGCCAGAGGCGGAAGATCAAAGGCGTGACGTTCAAATGGTTGGCCTCGCAGAGGGCTGCGAAGGAGAGGGCATCAGCATGACCTCCGACGCCCAAATACGAGCTTTCATCGACCGCATCCTTCGCCTGAAGGAAGAGCAGGACACAATCGGCGAGGACATCCGCGACATTTACGCGGAAGCAAAATCCACGGGCTTCGACAAGACCGCTATGGGCAACGTCGTCGCTCATCTGCGCAAGGTCGCGAAGAAGGGTTCCGACACCGTCGCGGAGCAGGGCGCCATCTTCGATTTGTACCTGTGCGCCTACGAGGGCAAATCCCCTCATGCGCCTGCGCCCGCCCGCGTACGAGAAAACATTGAACAATTTGACCCCACCACGGGCGAGATCATCGAGGCGGATGTCAGCGCCAAACTCGTCGAGACGATTGCTACCGGCGTGCAGACGGAAGTCGGCCGCGCGGCTCTGATCGCCGCCGTCGACATCATGATCGAGCGTGAAGAACAAGAGATCGCAACGAGCGCAGGAGGCGAAAGTGAAGAAGTAGCCAAAAACGCCGTCGCAAGCGCGTCTGGCCCGGACGAAAAACGGGCAACCAATTCGCCTGAACAGGCACCGGAATTCCTGACGAAAACCGAGGAGGAAGCGGAGGCCAAAGGCGCCGCGACCGTTGATACGGTGAGTAGGGCCAATGAGGAGAGCGACCGTCAGCGTGCCTCGGGAGCCGGACCGGCTGACGGTCGCCAGCATGGTGGCGGAGACCCTATGGCTGCGGCCGGGGACCATGCGCCTTCTTTCATTGCCAAGCCGAAATACGTCCTCCGGCCCAACTGCCGGAACCCAGAAGCGTGCGGCGGCTATGGCGAGAACCATTGCCATCCTTGCCAGAAGGCTATGCGCGAGCAGGCGGAGGAAGTCGCATGAGCGAGTACCTCCGACCATCCAAATCGGAAGACGCGGCAGCTCAAAGAAGCATTGAGGGCAGGGTGGATTTCCATCGCGCCCAGGTGAGCCGCGCCGCTTCGTCCAATCCAAGTTCAGATCAGAAGAGGGCTGCATGATGACGAATACCTTGCTTGTCTGTGGTGTTTCCATCGGCCTCGCCGTCATCGGCGCGAAGATCTTCAACGCGGCCTGCGACAGGATCGGGCGGCTCGTTGCCGAGCGCCGCGACCTGATCGCTGAAAACAAATTCCTGAAAATGACTGATGACGAACTGGCCGCCGTGATCCTGGCGGACGTTCGTGACGGTCGTTTCTGAAAACGAACTGGCCGGTTTCCTCCCCCGGCTAGAGCGGCTGGTCCTGGTCCTCCTCCCTCGGGACCAGCCGCAACACATGCACCCTGATCCGCTTGTTCGCCAAGTTCATCACCACGGCTCGAACAGCGTCACCCAGGGGAATAGGGGCCGGCGACGACGAGGTCACGTCGCCGGCAGTAGGGGCAGCTGCGGCGGAGCCCCTACGAAACGGAAAGACCTGGGAGGGACCGGCAGCCGTTGGCGCGGCGCCGTCCTCTCCATCGGAAGTAATGCCTGTGCGCATCGCGCTTCTCCTTAGACCCGAGAAGAGATCGCACAGGAGTTGTCGGAAATGTCCGAGAAGTCGTCGGAGAAATCAGAAATGTCCACGATCGCATTTTGTCAGCACGCACTGCGGAGGGAGATAGCACCTCCGTCTGTCGGCAGCGTCCAGACACGCATCGCAACGGCAGCCCGTTCTCTAGGCTGGTCTTACACGCGCACCAGAGACGCTTGGTACGCCGATCCCCGAATTTCCATCAGGCCTGAAGAGCTGTTCCGCGTCGAAGCGGTGAGCGGGCTTATCTACCAGGCACGGCAGGAGGTGCGGAAGAATGACGATGCAATCGCAAGGGCCACAGCCCTCCTTGGTGGCGAGGATGCGCATCTCGTTCGCTCGATCGTTGCTGCGGTTCGCTCGGCGCTTGGCATTCGCAATCGCGCCTGAGCTGAGGGAAGAAGAGGGGGATCGCAATGTTCAGGACTGACCTTTTCAGCGAGACTAGCACCGGCGCTTTGATGGCCTCCGCCTATGTCGGCGCGCCCCTTATCGTCGATAGCTTCGCCGGCGGCGGTGGAGCCTCGACCGGCATTGAGATGGCGCTCGGCCGCTCGCCGGACATCGCCATCAACCACAACCCTGATGCGCTGGCGCTCCACGGGGCCAATCATCCAGAGACGCACCACCTCTCCGAGAACGTCTATCGCGTCGATCCTCTCGACCACCTCAAGGGCAAGCACATCGGCCTCGCCTGGTTCTCCCCGGACTGCAAGCATTTCTCCAAGGCCAAAGGCGGCAAGCCCGTGGAGCGCAACATCCGCGATCTTTGCTGGATCATTCCTGGCTGGATCGAGCGCATCCAGAAGAGTGGCGGCCGCGTCGATGTCGTCATCATGGAGAACGTCGAGGAGTTCAAAGATTACGGTCCGCTGGTCGCGACCGATCGCGGGCTGATGCCTGACCCTGAGCGACGCGGCGAGAACTTCGAGAAATGGTGCAAGAAGCTGCGGCGGCTCGGCGGCAAGATCGAGTTTCGCGAGCTGCGTGCCTGCGACTATGGCGCTCCTACGATCCGCAAGCGGCCGTTCGTGATCATTCGGTTCGACGGCAAGCCGATTGCCTGGCCTGAGCCCACTCACGGTAAGCCTGAGGACCCGGATGTGATTTCCGGCAGGAAGCTGCCGTGGCGCACCGCAGCTGAATGCATTGACTGGTCTCTGCCTTGCCCCTCGATCTTCGATACTTCGGCAGAGATCTGGGCGAAGCACCAGCTACGCGCGGTGCGACCGCTCGCGGATGCAACGATGGCCCGCGTGGCCCGCGGCATGAGGCGCTATGTGCTTGATGCGGAGCGTCCGTTCTTGGTCAGTATCGCGCACGGCGATAGCGGGGGTCGCAGGGAGTATCCCATTGACGAACCGCACGGCGTCGTCACCGCAGGAGGTATCAGCCATGCCGTCGTTGCCCCCTCGGTGATCCGCTTCAACACCGGCGCGACCGGACAGGATATGCGCGATCCGCTGTCAACGGTGACGGCGAACAGCTTTATCAAGCGGCCGGGTGGCGCAGCGCCTTTGGGCATCATTGCGCCGGTTCTGACCGCTGCTCAGCAAGGCGGCTCCGTCCGCTCGGTGGCGGATCCGCACCACACCATTACTGCCAGCAGCAAGGATCAGAATTCCGTCATCGTGCCGACGCTGGTGGGTTGTGGCGGCCGGGCAGGGCAAAGCCGTCCACGTGCTGGCGACGAGCCTTTCGGAACGATCACGGCCAAGGCGGATGGCTGCGTTGCGGTCGCCTTCCTTGCGCAAAACAACTATCTTGAGCCTGGCCATGATGCGTGCGAACCACTGTCGACGATCGTCGGCAGGGGCAGCACGCAGAGCCCAATAGTTGCTTTCATGGCCCAACACAATGGGGATCCGCGCCCCGATGGTAGCGAGACCGCTCGTCCGGGCCGTGCGGCGGATGAACCGTTGGCGACCATCACCCAATCGGGAAGCCAACAGAGCCTCGTCAGCGCCTTCGTCGCTCGCCAGTTTGGCAGATCAACCGGGCACGCCGCCAACGAGCCGGCCGCGACGGTGATGGCGGACAACTGCGGAGGCAAGTCGCAACTCGTAACGCCGTTCCTGTCCGCCTACTACGGCTCCGACCAGGACACGCCGGAAACTGAGCCCTTCCATACGATAACGACAAAGCCGCGCTTCAGTCATGTTGAAGCGGGCATTGCGGCGCCGCCTTTCACCGATGCGCAGGCCGATCGCGCGCGCCAGGTCGCTAGCTTCATGCGCGCGCACGGCTTCTGGGACGATCGCGAGTTCGTCACAGTCGAGATCTCGGGCGAGACCTTCGTAATCGTCGACATCGGAATGCGGATGCTAACCCCGCGCGAACTCTTCAATGCGCAGGGGTTCCCGTCCGACTACGTCATTGATGGTGCTTGGAACTATCAAGCAGACGGCGCCGGCCCAGTCTGGCGCGAGTTCTCGAAGTCGGTCCAGGTCTCCTGTGTCGGCAACTCTGTCTCGCCCCCGGTCGCCTGTGCGCTGGTCTCGGCGAACTGCAGCCACCTCGCTGTTCAGAGGGAAGCCGCATGACCACCACACCTACATCAATCGGAGGCAAGGCGATGGCAGAGCATCTTCTTTTCAGTGAACATCTGACCGCAAAAGACGTGCACCGGCCGATTGCTGAAACCTACTTAGGCCAAGCGCACATCGCCGGCACGGGTCCGGAAGGCAAAACTTGTCGCGAGTGCATCTTTTGGCACGTATGGAAATCGAGGAAAGTGTCAGGGGGTACCGAGAATATCCCCGCAGACCCGGGCTACTTCGGCAAGCGTCATGCAAAAACGCCCTGCGAGCTGAAAAAAGCCCGCTGCAACCGTCCTATCCTGAACAAAGCCAACCGTCTCATCCCGCACACCGCAAAGGCATGCCGGTTGTTCGAAGCGGCGGAACACGTCCTTCCGGCCAAGAAGAGCGGGTAAACGGATGCCGGCGATGATCCCAGAAAAGATCGCTTTTCTCGACAGCGAAATAACCGGTTTGCGCTCCCGAATCGGTGATGCCGGCAACTCCGTCCAGCGTGCCAAGCTCAAGATGTTGCGTGAGATCCGCGAAGACTATCAGAAGTCGATCGATGTTGCCGCGCGCCGAGAGCAGGGAGGTGCGGCATGACGGGTTCAACCGCTCATCTTCGACGGAACCTCCTTGCCGGGCACCGGACTGATGTCGGGTGCGTCCGGGCCGACGTCGGGCTCTGGCTCTTCGATCGGTGGCTCCGGCAGATCTGGCGGCACATCCGTCGGCATGTCTGGCGGGAATTCAGGGTCATCGGGCTTGGGGATCGGCGTGGTAGGCATTCAGACCTCCTCTTTGATCGCGCAACCGATGCTGGGCTGTGTTTGTTCCACGAGCCGGGAGGTGTGGCGTGACCTTCCTGGAAGCCTACGCCAAGTTTGGGCCCGACACGATGGCGATCGCCGAGGCCTTGGACATCAAGGAACACGAGGCCGACACCCTCATCAATATGAAGATGAACCGCGATCGGCTGGGCCCGACGGTATGCCAGATGGCGGCTCTGAACGCTCCCCGTAAGCCCGTTCGTTTCGCCGGCTACGACGAGACAGAAAAGTCGTGGTGGTAGAATGAGCCGGTGGATTCGCGTCCAGACCTCAATCTTCGATCACGAGGTGTTCGCCGCTGAACCGTTCAGCGAGCGTGAAGCCTGGCTGTGGCTCATCTCCAAAGCGGCATGGAAAGACACCGTGCATCGCATTGGCGCGTCTGTCATGCCTGTCCCTGCAGGAAGCCTGTTCGTGACCATTCGCGAGATGCAGGCGGCATGGAAATGGACCTCGACGCGCCGCGTTCACAAGTTCCTTGAGCTGCTTTCCAGCCAGAACATGATTGAAACATCTTCTGAAACAGGGAAGACGCTCGTAACTGTCTGTAATTACAGCAAATATCAAAACGCTGAAACACATTCTGAAACAACGGAAGGTGCTGAAGCGAAACAAAAACGAAACACAAAAGACACCAGTACACCAGACACCAACATATCCTCACTCCGTTCGGATGTTTGCCCGGAGCCGGAAAAATCCGCTCCGGCCTCGCCGACGGTGATCGAGCTTCCGACCGTCAACGGCGACATGATCCCGCTCACAGAGGCAGACGTGGCCGAGTGGTCCGAGGCCTTCCCCGCCGTGAACGTTCGCCAGCAGCTCGCGGCGATGCGCTCGTGGCTCAACGCCAATCCCAAGAACCGCAAGACCAGCAAGGGCATGAAACGCTTCGTCGTTTCCTGGCTCACTCGTGACCAGGACCGGGGAGGAGGGCGCCAGCATCCGCAGGCCCAATCGCCGCCGCGGCCTCAAAGCCCATCCATGCAGCGCCATCACGACATCCACGCAAGGCTGAAACGAGAACTCTACGGTGAACCAGATGAACAATTTGCCGGCCAAACTGTCGACCTTGCAGCAGGAGATTTCCGCTCTCACTGAGCAGCTTGCCCCGGCCGGCGCCGACGAAATCGGCCAGTGCATCGAAGGCCTCATGAGCGGCGGGATGCGGATCTCCGAAACGATCACTGCTGCAAACCCAGTCGAAGAATACCGCCTGTCCCTTCGCAACGTGCCGGTCTACGGACTGCGCCGGGCCTACGTGAAGATGAAGCGCGGCGAATACGAAAACATCAACAAGGCTTTCATTCCGCTGCCGGCGGAGCTTGCAGCCATGGCCAACGCTGAATGCCGTCTCCTCCGCGAGGACCGGATACGCAAGCAGGAAACGCTCAGGGCGATCGAGGACTCGGTCAGCCGAACGGTGGCCAGCTCACATGGGCTTATGGATCTACGCGTCACCCAGCGTGAGCGCGCCATCGCACTAGCGGAGAAGGGCTTCGTCAGGGTTGCCGAAGGTGTAGACCATCTGGAATTCGCCCAGCTAGCCAAGTCTCGGGAGTTGCCGGCCGGCTCCGTCCACCTGTGGGCAATCGACGAGGTTTGGTCGACGATCGCCGTCCGCGTGAACCGCAGCAAGATTCAGACAAAGCTGAACGTCCAGCCTCCGCCGGTATCGCCGGAGCGCGCCGACGAGCTCGCCCGCATGCTGGCTCTCCCCGATGCCAGCCAGGTCACCGCCGAGCAGATGGCATATCGCGGCAAGGTGAAGGCTGACATCGAGGCGGCCGAGCCTGTCGAAGAGGAGCGCGCGGCATGACGATCCAGCACCGCACCGTCGATATCGAGGCTGCTGCGAAGCTCTGGAGGGATGACCTGTCCGCCTCCCAGATCGCCAAGCGCTTTGGCGTCAGCCGAAACGTCATTGTCGGACTAGCCTTCCGCAACCGCGGTCTGTTCCCGTGGCGCGGCGATGCTGGGAAGAAGACCCGCGCACCCGTTCCAGCGAAGACGGCGCGGCCTCGCAAGCGGGCGCCGGAACTGAAGCGGGAACCGGAGATCCCGGCGACTGCCTATGACGCCGAGCGGCTTCAATCCGCAAAGCTCCTCCACCACCTCACGGCCGGCAAATGCTGCTGGCCCCTGAATACCGGCGGCCCGTACCTGTTCTGTGCGGCGGAAACGACGGGCCGCTATTGCCGAAACCACAAAGCCAGAGCATAGCAGACGAGGGAAAGATCATGCTGAGAAACGATTGGTACGCCATCAAGGCGCGCCCAGGCACGCAGCGGAAAGCGGCGCCTCGGATAGGCGAACCTGAGGAACGCAAGGGCGAGTTCATTATCGAGCGCAGCCTTCGCGACGCCGGCTTCGAAGTGTTCATGCCGTCGTTTCGGCGCGACATCAAACACCACCGGACAAAGGAACTGCAGGAACGGCGCTTCGCCATGCTGGTCGGCTACTGCTTCGTCAATCTGCCGACCCGAGAGTTCTTCCGCCTGTCGCGTGTCGATGGCGTCACGGCAATCCTAGGCGTTGCGGGATGCCCGCTGCGGATCGAAGACAAGCTCATCGAGGAACTGCTCGATGCCGAGGCCTCCGCTGAAGCCACTCTCGAGCGCGAGAGGAACGCCCGCCGTAAGCGCACCAGGCGCGAGCTTCAAGAGGAGTTCCCCGAGGGCAAGGTTGTCACGATCGCCGCATCGCATCGCCTCGTTGGTGGCATGCTGGCAACCGTCCTCGACGTCACCAGCAGAAACACGGTGAAAACTCTTGTGGAAACGCTTTCGGGGCTTGTTCGCGTCGAAGTTCCACTTGAACTAATCGACCGTGTCGCTTAGTCTAGCTGTAATCTTTGGTGATTTTCAGGCTGTTCTGATCGCGGACCTCGATTAGAGGGAACACTCGCCGGGCCTTAGGGGAGAACTCACCGCTCCCCGCCTGGCCGCATTTTGCCAAATTTCCCGGCTGGATGATCAATGATCCTTACTGTCGAACTCGAAAATGCCGAGCACCCCGAGGTTGCCCTCTGCTTTGACCGCGAAGGGCTGGATCTCTTGATGGGCAAGCTCGAAGCACTGCGAAATACGCCCGACCACATGCATCTGATGACGCCATCATGGGCGGGCGACTCGCTGACAGAAGAAAAACAGGGTGCCGAACGATACACACTTGTAAACAGCTTGCGACTCGTGCGGGTATCTTGATGGCGCCCGCGGCGACTACACATAGTTTCCGCCATGCCGAAGCTCGATCTTTCAAGGTGCCTGATGACGAGGGCCGTCAGAGTTGATCTCTCAATAGACTTTCATCAAATTTCCGTATTCCCGGTTGGACTAGAGGACCCATTCAACGATTGGGAAGAGAGGCACGTCAGTCAAGGCTTTGCCTGGCGCCCTCGATCTGTGTCATTCCGGACATTGGGCAACGGCCCACACTCAGTTGACGTGTTCACAACGGAGTATGCCGGCCCTCTGAGCCATGGTGTAATTCGTGCGGTCGAAGTCCCCTTCAATGTCCCAGGCGATGGAAGATTAGAGATCGCAAGTATATCAGAAGCGGTCGAATTGAGTTTGCCGCCAGGAAAGTACCTGTTACGGAGCGAGATGTTCGGACGATCGGGTGACGTCGAGTTGATCCGATTGGTTTTTGCTCGCATGGAGATACCGAGATTTTCTATCCTCGTTGCCGATAGTGAGATCTCATGCGATGAACCCTTGCTCACAGAAGCTAGGGCAGCAGGCTAAAGGCGTGACTGCGCTCGGGCGGCGGATTTGTGATCCATGAATTTACCCTGCGCCATGTAACGGATTATTCGCGCTCGCAGGCAGGGCAACTGGTAAGCCGCGCTCATAACCACGAAGCACCGGGCGGATTCCCACACAAAATCAGGCTGGGGTTATCGAACTAACCAGATCTTCCAGCTCGCCTGAAAAGAAGTTCCACGTTCCGCTGAAACGCGGTCCCTCAATGGTGATTTGGTAGAAGCCTTTCCGTCGGCCGAGATCTTCGCCGCGGATGTGGCGAATGGACGAGACGTGATCAGCGATGATGTCCGTGCGGCTTTCGAACCCGCGGAGCAAGCTCGGATGCAGGCGTCGGCCACCTAGTTCTCTGCCGAGTGCGATCAGCACCGGGTGAACTTGGGTAAACTTCCAGTCGACGGGATAGCGTTTTTCCATTTTGGCCAAAGAAGCAGGCGGCGGTAGCCCCGTCAATATCATGCGCGGGTCCGCACTTCATGGGTCTATGTCCCGGTGTAGAGCAGCCCGGTAGTTCGCGTGGCTCATAACCACGAAAGACCGGGTTCGACTCCCGGGCCTGCAACCAGTTCCACGCAAACGCTCACCAACTGCCCCGAAGCGAGGCGACAGCTCTTCCTGCACGGTCGCATCGCTCGACCAAGCCGTTATCGCTGAGCCCCATGTGCTTTGTGGCTATTTCGAGGAGGTAGTTAGCGATGTGTTCTGCCGGCGCGCCTTCGTTGACGAGCATACCTAGTACGTCGTCGGCATAGACGTCATATTCGTCGCTTGCCTCCGGAAGGCTAGATATGCCGATCGGGTCCCAGGCGTGAAGCAACACCTCGCGAATGTCAGCGCGAGCTTGCTCGATATCAACCGTCGGGTCTTCGATACCCATCATGCATGCCTTTCCTGTCGGCGTAGAGCAGCCCGGTAGCTCGCCAGCCTCATAAGCTGGAGTGTCGCAGGTTCGAATCCTGTCGCCGCAACCAATCTCACGGTAGTGGACTGTTCTGACTTCTTCATCCAGGGCTCACCGGGCAGTTATTGCTCAGTATGCACTGTGAAACTCGGAGCGTCTTCGCCGGTCCCTTCTGCGAGGAATTCGATTAGCGCGGCAACTAAGAACTGCGCGACCTCTTTGTTTATCAGAAGATCGATAAGGCCCAAGTCAGTTTGAAGGTTCAGGCGCCCTGTCAGGGGCTCTGACGAAATTGTCTGGAATTCGCAGTCCAACAAACGGTTTTCTTCCAGCTCTGACATTTTGTCCTCCTGCCCAGAACGACACGATGCGCAGGAGTTCTGTCGATTGGCAACCAATCTAGTTTTGCGATGACCGCAAGGAGAGCGCCCATGCACTACCGCTTTGTGGAAGTGGAAGGCGGAGAAGACGACCTTGAGCGGGTAGCCAACGAGTGGCGCGCCAATGGCTACCAGCTTTTCCAGGCCGTCTACAAGACCACCTACAGGTGGGTGCTGATATTCGAGCTCCGGGACACCGGCCTGTGAGGCCGCAACCGCCGTCCTCAATGTTCGAGGACATGAATGCGCCAACCTTCATCCCGGCCGAAGACATGCCGGAATGGGTAGAGGCCACTTTCCTCGACCCGTCGTCGCCGCTCCACAATGAGGAGCACGCCCACTTGGCGCACGCGAGCATCGGCTATCTCTGGACGGTCGTCGAGAACAGCCGCAAGGGCCGCCGCATCATCGGCCAGTGCGAAGAGGGAAAGCCTCAAGGCGCTATGGGCAAGTGGGCCCGCGCCCGTGCAGAGATGCAGGTCAAGCAATGGTTCGGCTTCGTCCCGGATTTCATCATCACGCTGGACGCCGAATACTGCCGGCAGTGCGGGCATGCCGAGTTCATGGCGCTCGTGGAGCACGAGCTCTATCACGCCGCCCAGGAGACGGATGCTTTCGGCGCGCCCAAGTTCAGCCGATCGACGGGACGCCCAGTGTTCACCATTCGGGGCCATGACGTGGAAGAGTTCGTCGGTGTCGTTCGCCGCTATGGGGCAGATGCTGCCGGTGTCCGTGCGATCGTAGATGCCGCCAACCGTCCGCCCGAGGTTGCCCGGGCACAGATCGCCCATGCTTGCGGCACTTGCCAGCTCAGGGTGGCTTGAGATTAGAGATAGTCTAACGTCTGGCCTTTCTGGCCGTAGCCGAAGACCCGGAACCCGGCCTCTGTCTCTTCCCCAGGTAGGTGGATCGCCTTCAGGGCAGCTCTGATCGCTTCTCGATGAGAGGGATCATCAGCGGTGATGTCTGCGTAGAGAATGCTCGCATATCCGCCTGACCGGAAATGATAGAACCACTCTCGGTCATCATCGGAATAGTGGCCGTTGACGTCCTTGCAACGCCAGAGCGGCCGCCGATCAAGCGCGTGCATCGCCAGGCGCAGTTCGTCCCACTTTGTGTTGTTCATGACGGGGTGCAGCGGATCCACGATGTTCGCCCTTTTGTGATGAGTTGACCTGACCGGAGCCTGACACAGACATGGCAAAAGGAAAACTCAGCGAGGAGGTGAAAACCTTCATCGTCCAGAGCCTCGCATGCTTCGACACACCTTCGATAGTCGTCGAGGCGGTCAGGAAGGAATTCGGCGAGACGATCACGCGCCAGTCGGTGGAAGGCTATGACCCGACCAAGAAGGCCGGCAGCAACCTCGCAGAGAAGTGGAAGCTCCTGTTCGAAGAAACCCGAAAGACGTTTCTCGAAGACACGGCGACCATCGCCATCAGCCATCGCGCTGTTCGGCTGCGCGCTCTCCAGCGCATGGCGGAGAAGGCAGAGACACAGGGCAACATGGTGCTGGCGGCATCGTTGATGAAGCAGGCCGCCGAGGAAGTGGGCAACGCCTACACCAACCGGCGCGAGCTAACGGGAAAGGATGGGAAGGACCTGCCGGTACCCGTATCGCCGGTCACGATCTTCCAGTTACCCGACAATGGCAGGAGCTGAGCAAGGGCAGGGCGCCCAGACGATCATCCGGCCGCAGCCGGGCCCGCAGACAGCATTCCTCGCCTCGCCGGCGGACATCGCGATCTACGGCGGCTCGGCAGGCGGCGGCAAGACGTGGGCGCTCCTCATGGAGCCGCTGCGCCATATCGCCAACCCGCAGTTCGGCGCCGTCTTCTTCCGCCGGTCCACGGTGCAGGTTAGAAACGAGGGCGGTCTCTGGGATGAGAGCGAGAAGCTTTATCCGGCCATCGGCGCCTCGCCCAAAGAGCACGTGCTGCAATGGAGCTTCCCTTCGGGGGCTTCGGTTTCGTTTGCTCACCTCGAGCATGACAAGACCGTCCTGAACTGGCAGGGCTCTCAGATCCCGCTGATCTGCTTCGACGAGCTGACGCATTTCAGCGCCAAGCAGTTCTGGTACATGGTTTCGCGTAACCGCTCCATGAGCGGGGTACGGCCATATATCCGAGCAACCTGCAACCCTGATGCAGACAGCTGGGTTGCCGAGTTCATCAGCTGGTGGATTGACCAGGGCACTGGATTGCCGATCCCAGAGCGGGCTGGCGTCCTTCGCTGGTTCGTCCGCATCGGCGATGCGATCATCTGGGCCGACAGCCCGCAAGACCTGGCGCATTACACCGCGCCGAACGAGGACGGCATAGATTCGCCGATCCCGCCGAAGTCGGTGACGTTCGTTCCGGCGAAGCTCAGCGACAACCGCGCGCTGATGGCAGCGGATCCGAGCTATCTCGCAAGCCTCATGGCTTTGCCGACGGTGGAGCGCGAGCGCCTCCTTGGCGGTAACTGGAAGATCCGGCCGGCCGCTGGGCTGCTGTTTCAGCGTGGATGGTGCGAGGTGGTCGACGCAGTTCCCGCCGGCGCGCGTTGGATGCGAGGGTGGGACCTGGCGTCCACGCCGAAGGTCGAAGGCAATGACCCTGACGCCACGGCGGGAACGAAGATCGGAAAACTGCCTGATGGACGGTACATCGTTGCCCATCACGTGACCGATTATCTCTCGCCAAGCGGCGTGGAGACACTGATTAAGAACACTGCGGCGCAAGACGGCCAGCAGACGCAGATATCGCTTCCACAGGATCCGGGGCAGGCGGGCAAGTCGCAGGTCACGAACCTCACGAAGATGCTGTCCGGATACAACGTTCGTGCCACGCCAGAGTCTGGCGACAAGGTAACGCGCTTCTCGCCGTTCTCAGCCCAGGCGGAGGCAGGGAACGTCTTGGTGCTCCGAGCGCCATGGAACGATGCCTGGTTTACATCATTGGAAGGCTTCCCAGAGGCGAAGCATGACGACGACGCCGACAGCACGAGCCGAGCCTTCAACGCGCTCCTGAACGCAAGCACCTTCACGCTCGCCAATATCTGAGGAACAAGCATGTCCAACGTGATCGCATTCATGCGCGATAGCTTGACCAGCCTTGTTTCGAGGATGGGCACCGAAAGGGATAAGGCGGCGACGACGTTTTACGCTCATACGGTGCTGTCGGATGAGCAGTTGATCGCGGCTTACAGCACATCTTGGCTGCCGCGGAAGATCGTGGACATTCCCGCCCTCGATGCTTGCCGCAAATGGCGCGACTGGCAGGCGAAGAAGCCGCAGATCGAAGCGATCGAGGAGGAGGAGAAGCGCCTCAACGTCAAGGGCAAGATCCTTGAAGCGTCCAAGAAGGGACGGCTTTTCGGTGGCGCTGCCGTCTACATCGGGATAGGGGATGAAGACCCGTCCCAGCCTCTGGACGTTGAGCGCGTCAACAAGGGTGGTCTCCGTTACATCAACGTTATGACCCGCCGGCAGCTGGCCGCTGGTGAGATAGATCGTAATCCGGAATCCGAATGGTATGGAAAGCCGAGCATCTATCGCCTGTCCGGCGTCAACGGAATGCAGATGGACATTCATCCGTCGCGGCTGGTGCTATTCACAGGCGCCATGCCTGCGGATGACGAGATCACGGGCAACCCATATCAAGGGTGGGGCGACAGCATTCTCCAATCGACGCTTGATGCAGTGAAGAATGCGGACAGCACGGCAGGGAACATCGCCTCTCTGATCTTCGAAGCGAAGATCGACATCATCCGCATCCCCGATTTCATGGCCAACCTGAGCAACGAGGAATACAAACGGAAGATCCTCGAACGCTACACGCTGGCCAACACTGCAAAGGGTATCAACGGCACGCTGCTCCTCGACAAGGAAGAGGAATACGAGACCAAGTCGGCCGCGATGGGCGGCCTTACCGACATCCTCATGGCCTTCATGCAGATCGTCAGCGGAGCGGCTGATATCCCGGTAACGCGCCTTCTCGGGCAATCGCCTGCCGGTATGAACTCCACCGGCACGTCGGACATGAAGAACTATCATGACCGAATCCAGTCCATTCAGGAGCTGGAGATGCAGCCGGCGATGGTTCGGCTTGACGAATGCCTTGAGCGCTCTGCGGACGTCCGAGACCCTGACGTCTATTACCAGTGGGCTCCGCTCGAGCAGATGAGCGAGAAGGAGCGGGCGGAAATCTTCAAGACGACTGCGGATGCTGCCCGGCAGCTCGTCGGCACAACTTCCGGTCAGGAGATCATACCGCGCGAGGTTGTCTCTGATGCTCTGGTCAATCGCCTGGTCGAGGATGGCGTCTTGCCCGGCCTCGATGCCGCGATCGAAGAATACGGCAAGCTCAGCGAGCAGGAGCCCGACGATGACGAGGTCGCCGCAGCAGCTGCTGCCCAGCAGGCGCAACAGACGCTACCGGGGCAGAAGCAGCCCACCGCCGACGCTGCGCCCCGCACGCTCTATGTTCGCCGCGACGTTCTGAACCGTGCAGAGATCATTCGGTGGGCAAAGGAACAGGGCTTTACCGACATTGTGCCGGACCTTCATGTCACGATCGCTTACAGCCGGACGCCAGTCGACTGGTTCGAGATGGGCGAAAGTTGGTCGCCTCGGCTTGAAATCTCAGCCGGCGGCCCTCGCCAGATGGAAGGCATGGGGCCCGACGGGAAATACAAGGCCCTCCTCATCACTGCCTCCGAGCTGATCTGGCGCCACCGAGAGTTCATCGAAAAAGGCGCCTCGTGGGATTGGCCGGAATATCAGCCGCACATCAGTATCCAGATCGGGGGCGACATCGATCTAACCAAGGTTGCGCCCTATCGGGGCAAGATCATCCTTGGCCCCGAAATCTTTGAGGACCTCAGGGAAGATTGATGTCGGCGCCGACCGTGATCACTATTGTCCCTTTTTCTCATCCTGACCAAGGACGGAAGCAGCCAAACGTTCTGCATCGCTCTGGCTAGCCTTCTTTCGGCCGCTCAGGATGTCGGAAGCGAGGGTCGAGAGTTCCGAGCTCGATTGCTTTTTCCCCCCAGAAGCTGGTTTTGCCTTTGGCGCTGGTTTCGCCGCAGCAGCCTTCTTCGGTGCTGGCTTTGGGGCCGCTTTCGCCGGCGGGTTGCTAGGTGTCTTTGCCATTTTCCCTCCTCAGGTTGAGGAACTGATTGATGCACGCGGTCAGCAAAGAGTCGAGCACAACGAAAGACTAGTCACATGATTTTCACCGACACTGTGACCCTGGACGGCCTCCGCCGTACCCAGGATGGATACCTCGTCGCCGACGCTCGGGTGGCCCGCACTGGCATCCAGCTCTACACCGGCCGGGAGGTCGATCCGGACAACAAGCACGGCCTGCGCGACAAGGCGGTGGTGAAGGTCTACCGGCCGGAGGAAGAAGTCTTCGCGCAGGATGCGATGCACTCGTACGCGTACCGCCCGGTGACCGACAATCACCCCTCGGAAATGGTCACGGCTGACAACTGGAAAGACCACGCCGTCGGGCAGACCGGCGGCGAGGTGGTGCGCGATGGCGAGTTTGTCCGCGTGCCTCTCGTCCTCATGGACAAGGCCATCATCGCCAAAGTCGAGGGCGGCAAGCGCGAGCTTTCCATGGGCTATTCGACCGACCTCAAATTTCAGGACGGCGTCACGCCCTCGGGCGAGCAATACGACGCAATCCAGACATCCCTTCGCATGAACCACCTGGCGGTCGTCTCCGCTGCCCGGGGCGGTTCCCATCTGAAACTCGGAGACGACGGGAAAGGACAAAGGTCAATGACGACCCGAACCCTCATGGTTGATGGCCTCTCGGTCGAGTTGGCCGATAAGGACGCTCAGATCGTGCAGCGCGCGATCGACGGCTTCAACAAACAGATCACCGATCTCCAGACGGCGGCCGGCGAGCACAAGGCGACGATCGCCAAGAAGGACGAGGAGATCGGCACGCTCAAGGCCGACCTCAAGAAGGCGCTCGACGCGGCCCTCAAGCCGGAAGACGTCGACCGCATGGTGGCTGATCGGGCCTCGCTGATCGAAACCGTCAAGGCGATCGACAGCAAGATCGACATCAAGGGCACCGATGCGGATCTCCGCCGCGCAGCCGTCAAGGCCAAGCTCGGCGACGAGATGGTCAAGGACGCCTCCGATGCGGAGATCACCGGCATGTTCAAGGCGATCGCCAAGGACGTGAAGACGGCCGATCCGTTCGCCCGCGTTGTCTCCGACGGTCTCAAGCCGACCGGCGATGCGCACACGCAAGCCAATGACGCTTGGAACAAGAGCGTCTCCGACCTCAACGCCTGGCGCAAGGAGGCCTAAGCCATGCCGATCACCTTTCGCGATAATCTCGCCGCCTATGCGGTGGGCCGCCGCGCCAACATGGAAGAGTGGAACACCATCACTCGCACCCTGGAAGGCGCAACCTCGCTGGGCTTTGGTGTCCCCGCCATTGCCGGCTCCGGCGCTCACACCTGCGCGCCTCTGACCGCGGCGGCTCAGAACGTCCTCGGCATCACCGAGGCCAGCCTGACACTCCCGCGTCCTGGCGACGAATACGACCAGTACGACAACGTGGCGATCTGCGAGAGCGGCGTCATCGGTGTCCTGCTCGGCGCCAACGTCATCAAGGGGGCTCAGGCCCGCTACGACGTAACCAACAAGGTTTGGACCGGTGCTGCCGCATCGGCGACCGTCCTCACCATCCCCGGCGCTCAGTTCGATGAAGCCGGCTCTTCCGGCGCGGTCGGAATTGTCCGCTACCGTCGTCCCGTTCCGTCTCTCTCGGCAGGAGCATAATCCATGAATATGATCGTCAATGACGCTCAGGCCCTGGCATTCGTCACGGGGCAGGCGTATCGCATCAACCAGACCGTCTATGAGACGCGCTTTCCAGACTGGGATTTCTCCCGTCTCATCTACGTCGACACGACGGGTCCGGCTTGGTCACCGGGCATCCTGACCTACACCTCCGACCTGACCGGCGCCGCGAAGTTTCAGTCTGGCTATTCCAAGGATATCCCGCTCGCGGATGTCTCTCAGGACATGCAGACCAAGACCTTCCACCTGGCGGCTATCGGCTACCAGTACAACATCGAGGAGATCAACACCGCGATCCAGATCGGCAGCTCGCTTCCGAACCGTCGTGCTCGTGCAGCCCGCTTGGCTTACACCAAGTTCATGTACGACCTCACGCTTCAGGGGAGCACTGAGAAGGGTCTCGGCGGTCTGATCAACTACCCCGGTGTTGTCACCGCAGTTGTTCCGGCGGATGGTACCGGTTCGGCTACCTTCTGGGTCAACTCGGCTGGTGTTGGGATCAAGACGCCGGCTCAGATCGTGCGAGACATCAACCTCGCACTGCAGGGCATCAGCCTCGCCACCTTCGAAACGGAACTGGCGGACACGATCCTCCTGCCGGTCGAGGCATACAACTATATCGCCGCCACGCCCTACAGCGCGACGACGATGGAAACGATCCTGTCCTTCGTTCAGCGGACCAACATCTACACGATGACCACCGGCCGCCCGCTCACGATCCGGACAGTTCGTGAACTTGGCACCGCAGGCGTCGGCGCGGCTGCTGGGACCGGTCGCCTCGTGGCCTACAAGAACGACCAGGACTATGTGAAGCTGCACCTCCCGATGCCTCACCAGTTCCTGCCGGTCTATCAGGATGGCCCTCTCAACTGGCAGATCCCCGGCATCTTCCGCACCGGCGGCGTCGAGCTGCTCACCACGGTCGCATTCCGGTATCTCGACGGCATCAGCCAGCCGCCGGCCTAATCACCGTTCCAAAGGCAGCAGCGGGCGGCATTCGTGCCGCTCGCCTTTCTCTATCGCGAGGAATTGCACATGGTCACCGTGAAGAACCTTACCGCCAGCCCCTATGACCTCCAGACCGTGGACGGCTTTGTTCGTCTACCGGCCTTCGGCGAGGCGTCAGGCGAGTTCACAGGCGACTATCTGCAACTGCTCGAAGCAAGCATGGCCGTGAAGGTCATCGATGCGTCCTCGAAGGCCGATCCGCTCGATCATGACGGCGACGGGAAGAAGGGCGGCTCCAAGCCCGCGGAGGATAGCGACGAGCTGACGAAGCTCCGCGCTGACTACCAGGAAGTATTCGGCAAGCGCGCCTACCATGGCTGGAGCGCCGAAGAGCTGCAAGAAAAGATCGACGCAAAGCTGGCGGAATAAGCGATGGCCGGATATGGCGATAATGATGGCTTCACGGCTTACGCTGCCGCGGCCGGCTATGTCTTTCCCGACGGGACGACCGATGCCCAGAAAGACGCTGCACGGCAGCGCGGTTCTATGGCCGTCGATCGGTATGAGCCTCGGTTCAGCGGGCGAAGGACCGGCGGGTACGCCCAAGAGCGAGCCTGGCCGCGCACGGGCGCGACGACCTATTACGGCGAGGCGATCCCCTCGGGCGAAATCCCGGTCGCGGTTATCAACGCCTCGTATGAGGCCGCATTCCTCGAGTTGACGAACCCAGGCAGCCTTTCGCCGGTCGTAACAGGCACGTCTACGGTGAAGCGCGAGAAAATCGGACAGCTTGAGGTCGAGTATTCAACCTCTACTTCAACGGATATCGACGACCTCGTCGCGCTCGCAACGCCTGTCGTGACCACGATCGAAGGGCTGCTCTGGCCGTTTCTCGTGCCGGTCTGGCCGGGTGCTTTGGTGGTGTAGCTCCAGGCATCGGAACTTGATCAGAATACGCCCAGTGAGCCGAGCAACGAGACCATTCCGGCGATCAAAATAACGAATTGAGCCCTCTGCTTCATCGTAGGGTCAATTGGAAGCTTCTGCACGAGATAAAGCACAACCCCGGCGAAGAGGATGGTCAGGAGGATGCTGATTGTGGCGGACATGTCCCCCAGATCCTTGAACAAAGAGCCTTGCGGCAATGAGGCGTAAATAAGGCTTAGCTCTCGAAAAGGAAGGGCGGAGGATGGCAAACCCGATCTATGCGCGCCTGCAGGCGACCGCGCAGCGCCTCATCGCCAAGTACGGCCAATCCGCTACTGTGAAGCGGATCACGCCTCCGGATCCTGTTTACGGCGGCGAGCCTGTCGTCACGTCTTATCCCGCCACGCTCGTCCCGATGGCCTACGAGGCCCGCTACATCGGCGGCACGGTCATCCAGACCGGTGACATGCAGATTTACATCTCCGCTGTCGGCCTCTCGATCGAGCCCACGGTCGGCGACGTCGTGACCGCCAATGGCGCCGATTACGCCATCATCAACGGCGACCCGAACAAATACGATGGCATCACGCCGGTCGTCTTCATCGTCCAAGGAAGGATTGCGGCTTAGTTCTCCTGAACCGAGATCCCGTCCTCGCCAATCTTGATCTCGACGCCTTGTGTCGTCTCCTCCTGGTAGACGTAGATGCCCAGTCCGACAGTAATGACGGCAAGCACGGCGATGATGAGATAGAGGGCGTTTCGGTTCATGCAGCGGAATCCTTACATGAATTTCGATCAGTTGCTCAGTGCATACGAGCCAAAGCTTGTGGCGGGCTTTCGGGAGGCGATCGATCCCTCGCGATAGCGCTTCGAATATCACGCTACCGCCCCGACACGGCCCAAGGAGAGGGTTGCCCTATGAGCATCATTGTTTCTCGAGCATAGCATCGCTCACCTCCCGCCCGGTGTGGCGCGGCCTGATAAGGTTCTTCAGGTCAAATCCCTGCCGCCGAGCCTCAGCTAGGTAGTCTTCCAGGGTACTTTCCGAAATGGCACTCTCGCGCGCGATCACCCAAAGAAACTTGCGATCAGGCGTGCCGACCAGTGCGACCCGGTACTCAGGATCGATTTTGAGCACCCAATAATCGCCGTCAGTGAAGGGTATCCAGCGAAGTGCAGCCGGAAGAAAGTTGACTTTCAGCTTCGCGTTCGTCGCATCGACTGGCTCTGCTTGGCCAAGCGCTTGCTTGGGCTGGTTGTTGTTATCGAAACAGCGGTTGTCGACGCGAATCTTTCCGTCGTTATCAAGGGAATAGTCTGCCGTGATGTCCGTCGCGGCATCTTCTTCATATTTGAGCGGCAGGCGGACGATCTCATACCAGCGCCCAAGATAACGGTTGAGGTCGAGACGCGGAATTGCTGTGACTTCGCCCATGGCTTCGGTTCTCCTTCAATGAGGAGCGGCAACGCCTGCAGGGTACTTCGGTTCCCTGGCAAGAAGATTGGATAACCTATGACGTTTGATGAACTCCTCGCGAAGTATGAACCGGCGCTTGCCGCGGCATTCCGGCAGGCTATCGAGGAGATCAAGTCGGGCATCGTCCTCCGCGTCGTGGTCGAGCGGCTGGAGCGCGGCGACCTCAACGGCGCGGTCGAGGCAATGCAGATCGAGCCGGAAGCCTTCTCCGCGCTGGAAATCGCCCTGCAAGAGGCTTTCAACGCCGGCGGCACCAACGCAGTCGCTGAGCTACCGAAGGTCATGGACCCGCAAGGCAATCGCGTGATCTGGCGCTTCGGCGTCCGCAATCCTGTTGCCGAGGCGATACTGCGCGACCTGTCGTCGACGATGGTCACGCACATCACCGATGACCAGCGACAGGGCATCCGCCAGGCGTTGGAGCAGGGGCTTGCCAGAGGCGCCAACCCGAGATCGACGGCCCTCGACGTCGTCGGCCGGCAGAGCCGCGTCACCGGCCGCCGAGAGGGCGGCGTGATCGGTCTGACCCGGTACCAGATCGAGTTTATCGAGCGGGCGCGCCTGTATCTTGATTCCGGCGACCCAGACCTGATGAACCGGTATTTCGAGCTCAAGACGCGCGACAAGCGTTTCGACCGAACCGTTATGGCAGCCATCAGAGCAGGGAAGCCGGTGACCGGCGAGGCGCTGGCCAAGATCATCGGCCGGCTGCGCGATAAGAACCTGCTTCTCCGCGGCGAAATGCTGGCGCGGACCGAGACCATGATTGCGCTCAGCTCCGCCCGCGACGAGGCGATGCGGCAGCAGATCGAGGCCGGCAAGGTCCGGGCGCAAGACGTCACGAAGGTATGGCGTTCCGCCGGCGACAGCCGTGTGCGGCACACCCATCGTGTCCTCAACGGCAAGGCCATCGGCATGGATGAGGTATTTCAGAGCCCATCTGGCGCGCTTCTCCGCTTCCCGGGCGACCCGCGCGCGCCCATATCGGAGATTTCCGGCTGCCGATGCCGGCTCGAATACAAGGTGGATCACATCGGCGCGGTCGTGCGCCGGTACCGCGCTGAGGTCGTTTGATGGCAACGCTCTCATTTAGCGCTGCCGTGGCGCAGTGGGCCGACAAGGTCGAGGGTGCCGTCGAAGCTATCTTCAAGGAGGCGACACAGGAGGTCGTCGAAGAAATGCAGACGCCGGTCGGGCAGGGCGGCCGTATGCGCGTGGACACGGGATTTCTCCGGGCATCACTGCTCGCGTCCTCGACCGCCATGCCCGCGATCAAGGCCGCCGCCAGTCCTGCGGAAGGAAGTACCTACGCGCCAGACTTTGCTCAGATCGAGGCAATCATCGCTGGAGCGGACATCGGCGATACGCTCTACTTCGGCTACACGGCATCTTACGCTGGCTACCGAGAATATGGCGCTAATGGACAGCCCGCCGACGGCTTCGTCCGGCTCGCAGCTCAGAACTGGCCGCTCATTGTGGATCGGAAGGCCTCGGAGCTGAAGGCTCGTCTGGGGCTTTGACGGCTCGGTTCTTGTCGCTGCTTTGCTCCATCGCCGACAGAAGCCCAAGCTGCAACAATGTCAGCGCCTTCCGTGCTGCTCTTAAACTAGTTTCGCCCCGAACCGTGGCCGCCGTCTCGCGCCCCAACGCGAGCAGCGCCGCATGAATGCGCTCATAGACCTGATCGTCAGTGAGAGGCGGCTTCTCAGACATAGGTAACGGATACATGGCGGCAGGCACCGACGCAATCATCTTCAGGGCGGTGACAGACCGCCTCTTAACAATGCCCGGTGTGTTGCCGGTTGCCGCGCCGAACGTCGTGTTTCCGGCGGCAGGGCAGCCCCTCCCGCCGAGATACTTTCGATTGGCGTTCCTGCCCAACCAGACACGTCAGATCACCGTGGGCGACGACCGGCAACAGAAGCGTGGACTATTTCAGGTCTCAGTCGTTTGGCCGGTCGGGCAAGGCATCATCGGCGCTCTCGATGTCGCTGACCAAGTGATCGATCATTTCAAGAACCAATCCCTATTCGCCTCTGGCGTGAAGATCACGATCAGCAGCGAGCCGTGGGCGGCAGGCCCGCTCCAAGAGGGTGAACGGGTACAGATCCCCGTCACCATTCCGTACATCGCCTTCGAACCGGAGAACTAGCATGGCAAACAAGGCAACCAAGAAGGGCAGCAAGGTCTATGTTTGCGCCACTGCCCAGAATACCGATCTAATCGAGTCCGCCTATGCGGCACTAACCTGGGTGCAGGTTGGCAAGGTCGGCAACATCGGTGATTTCGGCGCCGAGTCGACGATGAATAGCTACAATACGCTTGATGAGCCGGTGACCCAGAAACAGAAGGGCACGGCGAATGCCGGTGATCCACAGATCGAGGTCGCCTCGGTGCATGACGATGCCGGCCAAGTCATCCTGCGAACGTTCGGCAATCCTCTGAACCTCGACAACATGGCAATCAAGGTCGAGCGCAACGATGGCGGCGAGGGGTTCACGAACACGATCTTCTACAGCCGCGGCGTTGTGTCCGGCCCGCTTTATCCTGGCGGCGGCTCCGACGACTTCGAGCTCGAGCGCTTCACGATTGGCCTCAACCAGCTGCCGATCCGCGTCAATCCAATCGTTATCCCGTAATCTGAAGGTGAATCATGGACATCTCCAAACTCGTCAATTCCGAAGACCTCTTCGAGCTCAACCTCACCGGCCCGGATACCGATGAGCTCGTAGGTATTCGTTTCATGATCCGATCCGCGGAGAGCGATGCAGTAAAGCGCGTCGTTCGACAGCACAGCGACAAGTTCCTGGCCAGCCGGAAAAAGAAGCTGACCGCCAGCAAGGTCGAGGCCGAATATCTCGACAAGGCGGCAGCCTCCGTCGCGTCCTGGGACTGGGGCGATCACAACTGGAAAGGCGAAAAGCCCGAATGCACCTTCGAAAAGGCGCGCGAGGTTCTCGAAGAAGCCGGCTGGATCTATGACCAGGTCGCCACGGCTTCGGAGGATCGCGCAAATTTTACGAAGAGCTTGGCGAAAGGCTCTGCGAAGCCGTAGCGATTGTCGCGCGCTACGACAGCGTCCGAGACAAGGACGGTGAGACCAGGCGCGAGCGCAACGACAGCTTTGAGGTCGAAAGCCCGGAAGCGGAGGTGCCGGATAACGGTGCCTTCCTCTGGGATTGGTTTTGGGAGCTCCGGCAGGCGCAGCCGCCTGGGTTCTCCGGGCCAGTACCGATCTCGAACCTCGAAATCGCCGCATGGTGCCAGTTGACGGGCAATATCGTCCGCCGCGAAGAGGTGTCGCTCGTCAGGGCGATGGATGGGCGTTTCTGTACAGAGATTGAGGCAGAGACGGAGGCGATCCGGGCGAGAGAAGCGAATTAGGTGTCCTGTATCTTCGAGGCGGCCGGTGTTTTCCGCTTGGCCTTGAGTTCGGCAACCCTGATCTGGATGCGGCCGGCAAGAGCAGAAATCTCTCGCTTCAATTCTTGTGCGCGTTCAATTTCCTCGTCGGAACCATAAACCTCAACAGAGTCAGCAACACGGTCGATGTAGCGCCGACGTGTTTCTGTTTTGCGTTCTACTTTCCGGAGCTCAGATAGGTTAATCGCAGATTCTGCAGCAGATGACAGAGAGGCGATAACGTGAGGTTCGCCTGAGAGGAACGCAGACCGTTCTTCATCCTCCTTTTGGCGCCGTAATTCGCGGCGTTGCTCAGGCAACGAACGGTGCAACGAAGGGAGGCGTTCCATGTGTCTTATGGCCTCGCTTTGTGCAATGTCGAGTGTCTCGTAAGCTTCAGAGAAGTAAGGCTCCCGTCGATCTTCTGGATGTGCGATACAATACTTCCAGCCACTATCCGCTTCGAAGACGGTAATGCGTTTCCCTTTGTAGATCTGCGTGGGATTGCCGTTTTCCGAGAGCTCCCACTCGGACGACGGTGAGATAGTTGGTGATTGCTGCGTCAGAGCGCTGGATGTGTTTGCCTTCTGGAAGAAGTAAACTGCTGCGGCGGCCGCCGCCAAGACAAGCGACCAAAATAACCCACTGCCCATGGTCCCCTCTCAAATGTGACACCCATAAAAATGAAACATGGGCGAGAGTGGAAGTCGAGGACTATTTCGAGTTGCACAACCGCCATATCTTTGGCTGGCCAAGAGAGAAGCGGCTGCGTCCGCCTCCCATTACTTGAACTCTTCCTTGGTGCCGTCTTCGTAGAGGACGCCGCGGACGCAAGCATATGCCATTACCTCTTCATGCTTGAGCTTTAGCAGCCGCTCAAAAGTCGTCGGCCATTTTTTAACTGCTCTCACGGAACCCCCGGCTGGAATGTCGATGTCTCGGTCGAATGCGTCTGCGGCGACGTGCCCGCCAAGGGCGTCCCTGAAGCCGAAATCAGCATCAAGCATGCGGATTGGTTTCTGAGCGGCCGATTTGACGACGACTTGCACTTCCATGTTCTGATCGTCGAGCCGTCGCGCAGACCATTCCTCGACCGAAAGGAGGTCAGCTTTGCACGCTGCGAACGCTTGGCCGCCTGTTAATACGAAACACAAAACCAAACTCACGACCGAGCGCATGAATCATCCTCCGATTGAATCGGCAGGACGATAGCGCACGTTTTTTCAAAAGGAAAAGCCATGGCAGATGTCGCTACGCTCGGACTGCAGGTTGAAAGTGGTTCCGTTGAGAAGGGTACGCAAGCCCTCGATCAGTTGACCGGCGCCGCAGCACGCGCCGAGGCGGCCACCAAAGGGCTGTCGGGTGCCAATCGCGGTGCGACTGGAGCTGCGGCGGCCGCCGCCAAGGCTTATGCAACAGAGGGTGCCGCCGCGGCGTCAGCGTCGAAACAGATCGAGATGATGAACCGGGCTGCCAATCAGAACCGAGCATCGTCGCGCGGCAATCTTGGAAATATAGCCGCTCAGTTCCAGGACATTGCTGTCAGCGCGCAGATGGGAATGGGCCCGCTGCAAATTGCGCTTCAGCAGGGCACGCAGCTGGCCGCGGTGCTTTCATCCATGGAGAGGCCGGTCCAGGGATTGGGTGCAGCCTTTTTGTCGGTGCTTTCGCCTGTCAGTCTCCTGACGGTCGGCATAATCGCACTGGCAGCCGCTGGCCTGCAGATGGTTGATTGGACAAGGCTGGCTCAATCGGCGCTGATAGCCTTTGGGGATGTTCTCGAAACGATCGCACCTTACGCCGTGGCAGCTGCGGCGGCACTAGCGTTGATCTATGCGCCCGCGATCGTCGGCGGCATCGTCTCGTTGATCGCACTGCTCGGTCGATTGGTAGTCCAGCTTGGTATTGTCGCGGGAGCATTCATTCTGGCGAACCCTGCCGTCGCATTCGTCGCCGGTATCGCGGCGGCGATAGCGGCTGCCAACATCTTCCGCGACGAACTCGCGCAGATATTCGGGCGAGATATCGTGCAAGATGCCAAGAACGGCGTGAACTTTGTCATTGGTGCATTCGTCGGCGCATACGAAGCGATCAAAGCCACGTGGTCGCTGCTGCCTGGCGCACTCGGCGACATCGTGTATTCGACGGCTCAGAACGTGATTGATGGCATCGAGAGCATGGTACAGACCGCTATCGACGCCTTGAACAACTTGACTAATAAATACGCGTTGTGGACCGCGTCCATAGGCAAGCCACTCAGTCCAGAAGCTTACAACAATATGATCCTTGGGCCGGTTGAGTTCGGCAGAATCAGCAATCCTTATAAAGGTTCAGCGGGTGCAGCGGCGAAAGCCGCCAAAGTGGCTTTTGCGGACGCCCAAGGCACGGACTTCGTCGGCGAGGGTCTCCGTGTCATTGGTGAGTACGCCTCGACGGCAGCGGGAAAGATCAAGGATCTTGCCAAAGGCCTCGCCGATGTCGAAGAGAAGTCAAAGAAGCGCACCGGCGGCAAGAGCGAGCAGGAGAAATACTCCGACATCGTCGCCGGCGCCGAGCGCCAGATCGCGGCGCTTGAGGCGGAGCGTGACGCTATCGGGCTCACGGAGCAGGCGGCGGCCGCTCTTCGCTACGAGACGCAGCTCCTGAATGAAGCCCAGCAGCGTGGTATCTCGCTTACTGACGCCCAGAAGAGCGAGCTGTCGTCCCTTGCGCAGGTCATGGCCTCGATTGAGGAAGAGACCCGGCAGATGGGTATCGCGCTCGATTTTGCTAAAGAAGTAACCGGAGGCTTCTTCGATGACTTCTTCGCGGGAATTGAGAACGGCAAATCGGTATGGGAGTCTTTCGGCGACGCGGCTTTGGGGGTGCTTGACCGCATCGCCGACAAGCTGCTGAACGACGTCCTCGATGCCGTGTTTCAGGTCAGCGGGGCAGGGGCTGGCGGAGGAGGACTCCTCAGTTGGCTCTTCGGCGGTGGCTCAAAGGTGGACCCATGGGCTGGGCTGCGTGGGTATGCGAACGGAACGAGCTCCGCTCGTCCTGGCGTCGCATGGGTTGGTGAAAAGGGGCCGGAGCTCGTCCGTTTCAAGGGTGGCGAGGAGGTCATTCCGAACCATCGCCTTCAACGACCGGCTAATGGCAACGTGGCGCCATCGGGCGGTCAGCTAAACCAGAATGGGCCGCGCGAGATCATCCTTCGGGTGATTGCTGAGGAGGGGCCGATGTTCAGGCCCGTCATTCGGTCGGAGAGCCGAGGCGTCTCCGTCGAGACCATAAAACAGTATGACGCGGCGAAGGCAAACATCTACCAAAACGGCGAAGACCGCTAATCTTCGATGGATTTCCCGCCTTGGATCACGGTGAAGATGCTTTCGCCGCTCTTAGCCTTCCTCATTGATGTGAGGAATTCCTCCATTTCCTGCGCCATTACCTCGAAGGCACGTCGTGCACCGGACCGCTGCTCGGGTGTCAATTTTGGATCACTCGCGAATTTCTCCGCTGAGTTGATGTTCGATTTACGGGCGTTCTCTGTCATGGCCATCAGCGCCTCGTACTGAGATTCATCGATGTTCGATAAAGCGCTTGCAACAAACATAAACATAAAGCGATGGGCATTCGCCCTGAATTCCAGGTCCGATACTTGCTTGACCAGCTTGCTGTGTTCATCGGCCAAGAGCTGAAGCACCTGCTGTGTTGTCCCGCTGAAATCGATTGTGGGCACTGATTCCGCTCCCTAATTCCCTACCGCTGCATATTGCGGCCATTACCCTGGATTGCAACCAACATGGCTGATCCGATTCCGTTGCCGATGCTGCCCTGGCGAGACTGCCAGTTTGATCCCATCAACCCGACAGACGTTTCCATGATGGAGGGCCGGCGTTCCGAAGAGCAGGCCGCGGGCACTCCATTTTGGAAAGCGCAATACACGACGAACTGGATGACGCCGGCCTTCTACGGGATGTTCGATGCTTTTGTCATGAAGTCGAGTTCGCGCGGTGCACCTTTCCTCGGATACGACCTGTTTCGGCCGCGCCCGATCGCCCACAACAACGGAAAGCCGCTCGCCGACACGAAAGCAGGGGGAGGGGTATTCAACGGCGGCGCGGTTCTTCAGGCCATCACCAATAGCCGAACGGTCGTTGTTGCTGGTCTGCCTGCTGGCTTCAAGCTAACAGCGGGAGATTATGTCGAGTTCAGGATGTCGGCGCTCGTCCGGTCACTTCACCGGATCGTCGAGAACGCCACGGCGAACGCCAGCGGCGTGGTCACTCTCTCGATCATGTTCGGCTTGGATACTCAGCATTTCACCACGTCGGCGACAGTCCATCTCGAGAAGCCGTCGTGTGTCATGAGTATTGATCCGGGCAGTCTGGCGGCACCGAAATCGTGGGCCGGTCGCGAAGCCTCTTTTTCCGCTACGGAGATGTTTTTCTCATGAGTGTGCTGGATCCTGCAGTCGAGAGTGCGCTCGAGACCGGCCGCCTTGCACGGCTCGACCTCATCCGCTTCGATTTACCCGGCAAGACCGTCGGCTACCATCGTGGCGGACGGCCCTACACCTATAACGGTCTGACCTATCTTCCAAACCGCTTTCTCGAGCCGGGCGAACTGGTCAGCGCGGTGGGCGTCGCGGTGACGACGCGGACTATCGTCTTCTCAAACATCCCAGTCAGCAACCCCGAGGACGCAGTCGCTCAGATTGAGCAATATAACTATCAAAATGCTCCGGTGATCATCTCCCATCTGGCGGGAGATCCCGAAACGGACGCGGTCGTTGGTATCCTCGCCTCATCGATCTACGAGATCGACCAGGTCCGCTACAACGAAGGCGCGGTTTCAGGCTCCGAACGGGCGCTGACGATGATGATCGACCTGCAGCCGCCGGGACGATCAGCGCGTGGCTCGACCGGCGTCAAGCGCTCGCAGGCCGAGCAGCAGTTCGACAATAATCCGACCGACACGGGCCTGGAGCACGTGGCGACGAATGCGACCATCCCCGAGGAATGGGGACAAGTGTCGCGCTGATCTCGATCTAGCTTATAGAGTATAGAACGGCGGGGGAACGCTTGGGGAACCAAGCGGGTCCGGCTTGTGCAGTCCATCCCGCACCTCGGAGACATTCCATGAACCGCTTCCGCATCGTCGAAGCCACGCTCACGCGTGAGCTTGCGAAACCCTACGCCTATGGCTCGGCCGATTGCTTCATGCTCGGCTGCGCCTTCGTCGATGCACTGACGGGTTCGGCCGTGGCCGAGAAGTATCGCGGCGCCTATCGGACGCTCGCCGGCGCGCAGCGGGCGCTGCGCCGGCGCGGGCACACGTCGCTGGTGAGCTTCTTCGCGGCCGAGCTCGGCCAGGAACCGAAGGGCGGGGCAGAAGCGCGCCTCGGCGATCTCGTCATCCTGCGCCTTTCCGACGGCGCCGAGCATGTTGGCGTCTGCCTCGGCGCCCGTTTCGTGACCAAGACCGAACGCGGCCGGAGCGATCACGGCCTCGCCGACGTCATTGCAGCCTTCCACCTCGGATAATCCAGAATGGCAATCTTCACTTCAATTGCGACGGCGATCGCTGGTGCGCTGTTCGGCGGCTCTGCGCTTGCCGCCAGCCTCATCGGTGGTGCTCTGGCCTTCGGTGCCAAGCTGGCGATCGGCAAGCTTACCCAGCAGAAGCAGCAGAAGCGGAAATACACGGCCGTTCAGGGCGAAATCCAGTTCGGCGGCGACGTGCCGGTCGGCACGCTCTATGGCGTTGGCAAGACGAAGGGGCAGCGGACGTTCTATGCCAAGTGGGGGAGCGGCAACAAATGGAATGCCGAGGTCTTTGTGCTCGCGAATGGCTGGTGCGACGGTCTGGAGCCCTACGTCTACATTTACGGCGAGAAGAAAGCGCTGGTGTCCCGTCCGGTCATCGGCAACGAGGTCGCGAACTATCATATCGAGGGCTTCGTCAACGGCTCTGGCGACCCGGTCCTGACGATCCGCTTCTACGACGGCCGACCGGGCCAGCTTGTCGATCAGAAGCTGGTCGACGTCACGGCAGACCTTGGCAACAAGTGGAAGAGCACGAGTGTCAATGCCGGCATCTGCTACGTGGTCGTCGAGCGCATCTATAGCGACAAGCTCTTCGGCTCGAAGGGGCGGCCGGAGCTTGAATTCGTGCTGCGCGGGCTGCGCGAATACGATCCGCGCAAGGACTCGACGGTTGCCGGTGGTTCCGGGACGCAGCGGCTCAATACACCGTCGACCTGGGTGCACACGAAGAACCCCGCCGTGCACCGCCTCAACTATCAGCTGGGGCTGCGCGCGCTGGTCTCCGGCCGCACGCTGATCGGGGAGGGCAAGAGCCTCGGGCAGATCGATCTCGCCACCTATTTCGTTGCGATGAACGTCTGCGATACGCTGCGGGCGAACGGCAAGAAGACCTATGAGTGCTCGCTCTTCGTCAGCGGCGACGATGACCATACCGAGGTGCTGAAGCAGTTCGACGATGCGATGGCCGGATATGGGCTCAACCGCCGCGGCCTTTCCGGCGTCATCCCAGGCGCGCCGCAGATCCCGGTCAAAGACCTGACCACGGCCGACATCCCCGTCGACCGCGCCAAGGACGTGCAGTTCCGGCCATCGGCCTTCGAGCGCTTCAACCACCTTTCCGGCCAGTTCACCTCGATCGAGTCGATGTGGAACCCCGAGAGCCTGAAGCCGGTCTATGTGAACGCGGACATCGCTGCCGATGGCCGTAACCGGCAAACGAGCATCGATTTCCTGCAGGTGACCGATCCGGACATTGCGCAGTATCTGCTCAACATCCGCTATCGGCAGAACCGCATGGGCGGCAAGGCGACGGTTCCCGTGAGCCGTCGCTTCGGCCTGGCGGTGCAGGAGGGCGAGTGGATCACCTGGCGCGGCAAGAGCTGGCTGATCAGCGAATGGCGGGCGGACGATCGGCTGCGCATCACGCTGGTGCTTTCGGAGACCAGCGCGGCGATCTATGACGACGCTGGCATCCAGCCGGGCCCTGTCGTCATCCCGCCGACGCCACCAATCAACCCGTCGCTCTTGTCGACGGTGCAGAACTTCAATGTTGCCGTCGGCATGATCAATGGCGCGCAGGGCTACGACACGCCGGCGCTCGTCTTCACCTGGACCCCGCCGGACGATCCGACGATCACGGCCGTGCGCTTCGTGTATCAGATTGAGGGCACTACCGAGCTGTTCGAGGATCAGTGCACCTCGCCCGAGGACGGCCTGTTCCGCACCACGAAGAACGTCGTTTCCGGCAAGGTCTACAACGCCCGGGCAACGATCACGACCGTGCCCGACCGGTTGCGCACCTATACGCCTTGGAAGACGACGGCGCAGCCGACCGGCTTGCAGACGCTGCTGACTGGCCTGCAGCAGCTGCAGGACGATGCGCTTAACCGCTTTAAGGAACTGCAGCTGGAGATGGACGAGTTCTTCCGGCCGCGTCTGGTCGAGCTGCTGGATGCGTTCTCGCTTGAAGGCGCCGTCGGCCAGATAGAGCGCCAGCAGATCGTTGCCTCCATAGGTGACGCGCTGGCCCAGATCACCGAGGAGCGGCGGGTGCGCGTCTCCGAGAACGAGGCGACGGCGCAGTTCCTGCGTTACCTGCAGTCGAGTCTTGGCACCACCAATGCGCGGCTGATCACCGAAGAGACGACGCGAGCGACGGCAGACTTCGCGCTGAGCAGCCAGATCACCCAGCTCACAGCGGAAACGGGCAGCAATTCGGCGGCCATTCAGGCGGAAGCTACCGCCCGGGCAAACGCTGATAGTGCGCTCTCCAGCAGCATTACCAGCCTCGATGCGGAAGTTGACGGCAATCTTGCCCGCCTGATCCAGGAAGAGACCGCGCGCGCCAATGGAGACAGTTCACTTGCGACCAGCATCAATGGGGTGAGTGCCGATTTCAACGGGCGCTTCGCGCAGGGTCTGGTGAAGTTCGAGGCCGTCGCGGCGCCGACCGGTGTCGATGCACGTTTTTCGGTGCTGCTTCGCGCTGGTACGAGCCAAAGCTTCAAGGTTTCTGGCTTCTTCATCGAGCTCTACACCGAAGGCGGTGTCCAGAAATCGCGCATGGCGGTGCAGGCGGATCAGTTCCTCGTCACGTCAGGCAACAGCCGCCACTACCCGATGGTCTTCGAGAACGGCGAACTGAAGCTGGCAATTGCCAATATCGGCACCGTCAACGCCGGACTGCTTCAGTCGCTGAACGGCAAAATGAAGATCGACCTCAACAACGGCACGATCGAGATCTTTAGCTAAGAAGGAGTGCAGCATGTTATCCCTGGAAAGCAAGACAAAGGGTCAACCGCTTTACTTGAAGGCCGCGCATACGCGGGAGGGGCGCCCAAAGATCATTCTCTCGCGCGGCGACGATCGCCCGGATATTGAAGTGACGATCCTCGACGATGGTGCCTTAGCTCTGCGGGAATACCGAAGCGAATAGGTTATTGTTGCCGCAGTGTTGGCAAACCAACGTGTCGATCTCGATTGATAGATTAAGGGCTGGATCATAGCCCTCGAGCATCGTCCCTTCACACGTTCCGCATCGAATCTCATAACCCTCTGGTGAGACGGGGAACCCAGTCGCTGACGCCTCGATGTGAATTGTCGTGTCCGCCGTAGGGGTTAGCTTCAGCACCTTCTTCATAATTGGCTCCGGTTGAACTCACGCAATAGAACCATCGGATCAACCAACAGTCGAGTCTTCACAAGAACCCCTGTGCATAGAGGTCGGGAGTAATCAATGGTCCGCACCATGATAGGCGTCGACAGTACCGGCGCCGGCTGTGTCAAAATCATGAAGAATGACGCTGACAATCCGCGCACGACGCCGGACAGCCAGCGGTCGAAGTTCCTCTACAACTCGAAATATGCGCTCAATGCTTCGATCGCCCACATCGAGGTTATCAATTCGGGCTTCAGTGGGAGTACATACCAGTATTTCCCCGCGGGCTCGAATTCTAGCAACTATCAAAAAGCGCTTGGTCAAGGCGGAGGGGAAGCGTGGTGGTTCTTCAGGAACTCCGCGTTCCCGAAGATGAAATACAATATGCCGCTATTCGACGTGAAGGCCACGCGGACGAACACGGGACGGTTCAATCAACAACGCATCCAGCGCCGGTATTCCGGCAAATACTACAACGATCAGGGCGGCTATTTCTTCATGGGCAACTGGGCTCAAGAGCCTTGGGTGAAGAACTTCAGCGGCGTCGTCAGTCAGTATGGATCGTTTACCTACGGGACCTTTGCGCACATCACCACGTCCACACTTGACGACGCTTACAACCGTTTTCAGTCGAGAGACAAACGCCTGATTGTCTGGAACCTTCCCGGCAATGAGGATCCTTCGCTCGAGGCGCCCACACTGGCGCCGAACGGCGCAAAGAACATCATCATTCGCTCGGACAAGATGGTAATTGCTAAGCCGGGCTACAACGCAGAAACCGCGACCGAGTGGCAAGTCGCTTTCGACAGCCGACGCGTTCCAGTCAAGGTTATCGCGGCTGCAGACATCGCGATCCCTGCGGGAGAGTCGTTCTATGAAACGGGCATCACCTTGCCCAACACCATCGCTCTCGACGTTCATTTCTACACGGGATCAACAATCTACTATCCGTGGACGCCCAACTTGGGGGACGGCGTAGGGGCTGACTATTGGTTCAGCGGTTCACGTATCTATTTCAACGCGTCCGGGGCAACGCGTGCCCGATTTATGCTCTACCTCGATGCGGGGGATAGTCCGACAAGCGGCAGCAACCGCGTGCTTCGGGAGTTCACCGAGGGCGGTCAGGACGTCGTGCAGTTCTTGCGTCCAGGCTCAGCCAACCCACCGTCATGGGCCGATATCGTCATAGATACCCGGTGGCCGTGCGTTCAGATCATCGCGGAGGGTTATTTCAATGTAGCGGTAGGAAGCCCGCTCGAAACGGTGATCAATTTCGACGCGGCCGGAATGTTTCCGATGGTCAAATATATGACCAAGCACGGTGGCGGCTCAGAACAGAATTTTGGGAGCTGGCAAGAAGCTATCAAGCTCCCATCGGTGCGCCAACGCGTCTATTCGAGCAACAGCAATTTTGAGTGCGGTGATAGCTCGCATTGCCGGCTCACACAGACAAGCGCAACGTTTGTCACCAATCGCGGCCAGCCCGGCGATTACTACAACGATGCAGACGACCCCGGCACGTGGCGCACGGACGGCGCCGATAACGTGCTCGGCATCCGCTACTACATTCTCGGCATCCCAGCTTAGGAAAATCTGACATGACCACACCCTATGTAACGGGCACGGTTTCCGTGACCGCCGGCAGCGCCGTGGTGACTGGCACCGGGACTGCCTGGGCCACGGCACTGATTGTCGGCGGGCTCTTCGGCCTCGACAGCAGCAACGGCAACCCGGTCCCGATCCTTTCCGTCGACAGCAACACGCAACTGACGCTAGCCAAGCCCTGGCGCGGTACCACGTCGGCCGGGCAGGGCTACTGGATCATCCGCGACACGGCCTATCTGCAGCAGCAGACCGTCAACGCCCAGGCACTCTCGACCTATATCCAGCGGCTCGACAATGCAGCGCTCACGGCGCTGGCCGGTCTTACGCCGGCCGCTGATAAGCTCGCCTACTTCACCGGAGCGAATTCGGCCGCGCTTGCGGATATCAAGGCGAAGGGGCGCGACCTGCTTTCGTCGACGGGTGTGCTCGACGCACTGCTGAAGCTTGGTCCTGTATGGGGTGGCTCCGTTCGATCCCCTGCTAACAGCGATGTTGGCCTGATCGATGGCGATCTAAACACCATTACCATTGCCGGCGTTTATACCCTGTCCGGAAACTGGGCCAACACCTATGCCGGAGCCGCCTCGGCAGCGACGACAGGGACGCTCGTGGTTCTCCAGCGAAGCACCAATGCCGTGTTTCAGTATTTCTACCGGGACAACAACCAGGTCTTCAGGAGGAACACCGTCAACGGCGGCACAAGCTGGACGGACTGGACGATTGTTGAGCTACCGGTTGTCGGGACCGTATCAAACTCCGCGGGCTTTCCTGCGGGGGCCGTCATTGAACGGGGCAGCAACGCCAATGGGGAGTACGTCAAATTTGCCGACGGCACCATGATTTGCACGTCACCGGAAATAACCGTGTCGATGAACCAGGTGACCGGTAACCTTTTCTACTCTAACGCGGTGTCCGCCGCCATGCCGGTCCTTTTCACAGGTATTCAGCCCGTAGGATTCGGGCACATACATACAACAATTAACGGCTGGGTGAACGCTAGAACGGCTTTCGGCTCATGGGTAGGAGCAGCCTATTCGGCGTCATCGAGGGCAAGTGACACTATCAGATTTGCTGCGATCGGCAGGTGGTTCTAATGCGTATCAATCTCTCTCCGCAGCGGCGCGACGACGCGATCGAGGTCTCGAAAGCCGGCGATATTCTCACAATCAATGGCGCTCCTTTCGATTTCAGCTCCTTGCCGGACGGCGCTACCATCCCCGCAGGTGACGTGCCTTGCGAATGGATCGCCGGTCCGATCGAGCGCGTCGGCGGGAAGCTGCACCTCACGCTCATCCTTCCGCATGGCCCCGGCCCTTCTCAGGCCGTCGCATTTCCTTCGCCACTCATCGACCCGCCTGATGGGCTCGTTGCCCTGCCGGCCGATCCGGCGCCCGCGGCCGATCCCATCGAAATTGAAGAGGAGACCTCCAGTGTGGACGGTTGATTTGTCCAAGGTCGTCACGGCCGAGCAGAAGGCGGCAGAGGCGCGTGCAGGACTCCAAGCGCAATACTCGGCCGCCATCCAGGCGCATCTCGATGCCAAGGCGCGTGAGCGGCAATATGACGGCATCCAGACCGCCATCACCTATCGCGGCGATCCGAACCCGCAGTTCGCGGCCGAGGGTGAGGCGCTCTTCGCCTGGCGCTCAGCGGTGTGGACCTATTCCACGGCCGAGCTGGCGAAGGTGACGGCTGGGGAGCGAGCGCAGCCGAGCGTGGAAGGGTTCATGGCCGAGCTGCCGGCGTTTGAGTGGCCGTGACGCAACATTCCGGCATTGCCGAGCGTTTGCTGGTAGGGACGCAGCAGAGGAGGAAAGGCGATGCGCATTGCCGCACGCGTCAAGGTCATAGAATGGATAGCAACTTTCGCCGCCGTTACTTTTGTCGCGTCGCTTGTCGTCGCGCTGCTTCCCTGAGGACGTCGTTTTCAACGAAGTCCGGAGAATTGCCGCTGCTCTCGAATGTAAGCAATTGCAGCAGCTTCCAGGCTCTTGCACTCCGTCTCGGATCTAAGCAGGGCCTCGTCGTCTTTCTCGGCTGAGCAGCGAAGGACGTCGCGCCGCAGACACGCATGCTCGTACTCCACGCAGAGCTTCAGAAATGCGGGGCTGTTCATCATCCACGCGCAAGCACGCAGATCTGGGGCTGCCAAAAACAACCGGGCCATTCCTGCCTTTCTCACATCCATAGCGAACGCTTGCATTTTTCGTCGAGCTAAACGGTCTGAACGGGCCCGCTAGGAATAAGTTCCACAATGATCCCGCTGTGCGGGGTCTAAACTCTCCCAACCCAAATGGAAAATCAGATGGATAAGACCGTGCCTCCCGGCGCGGCGATCCTGCTCGACAATTCATCTACGCAGGAACTTCCACCCAAACAGTAAGGTGAAACATGGCTCGGGAAACTCTTCCCGTCGCCCTCGAACTCATGTTCGGGGATGAGGGCAACCATCCTTGTTGGGGAACGTTTCGTTTCCAGGGGGCGCACCGAAGGAGGAGTGCGATGCGTCCTGATGAGCGCGTCAAGATAATAGAATGGACTGCAGCTCTCGCCGCAGCCGCTTTCGTAGCGGCGCTTGTCGTGGCGCTGGTGTCCTGAGGACGTCACTTTCAACGAAGGCCGGAGAATTGCCGCTGCGTCCGAATGTAAGCGATGGCGGCAGCTTCTAGGCTTCTGCACTCCGCTTCGCATCCAATCAGGGCATCGTCGTCTTTCTCGGCGGCGCATCGAAGGCCGTCGCGGCGCAGACACGCATGCTCGTAAGCCACGCAGAGCTTCAGAAATACGGAGCTGTTCATCATCCACGCGCTAGCACGCAGATCTGGGGCCGCCAAAAACAACCGGGCCATTCCTGCCTTCTGCGCATTCATGGCGGTGTTCGCTTTCGTTTGAGAGCCAATTCGTCTCAACGGGTGCTGCGAGGGAAAAGTTCCACCACGTGACTAGTAATGGGACTGAGCACCCAAAGGAATCAAACAGTTAAAAGGGGTCCAGCGCGGCTAAGGGGATTGGCTCGATCGGTCTTGCCGCTAGAGCCTTGAGGTCCTCGGCCAGGCCGGCAAGCTGCGCCGCAAAGTCCAGAAGGTTCGAATCCGCGCACTGTGTCGCGATTTCTGAGAGGTCAGAAGCCGGCTCTATTCGGCCGGTGTTTTTCGCTTCGCTATCGTCCATGTCCAAGTCCCATTTCCATTGATGTGGATCAATGGCGAGGCCCGTCAAGGGCTGCGGCCGGTGACGAGCCTCCCGGCCGCCTGCGAGGGGCTAGAGCGACCAATGTCACTTTAAGCCGGACCATCGCCGGCCGCCATTAACCAGTGTGGCTTAGCCCGCCGAGCATTCCCCAACGAAATCAGGAGAAACGAATGAGCGCCATCACCGCTCAGCACGTTCGCGCTGCCGCAAAGGGCAAGGTGAACGAGAGCAACCTCGCGTCCGTACTTGTGGCGCTGGACAGGTACGGCAACCGGTTCGGCATGGATCGGCCGCACCGGCTCGCCCAGTATTTCGCCCAGCTCATGCATGAAAGCGGAGACTTCCGCTACGATCGCGAGATCTGGGGCCCGACGCCGGCGCAACAGCGCTACGACACCCGCACCGATCTTGGCAACACGCCGGAGAAGGATGGCGACGGCCATCTCTACCGCGGCCGCACCGGCATGCAGCTCACCGGCAAGGACAACTACCGCCAGTTCCGCAACTGGTGCCGCGCGGCCGGCCTCGACTGCCCGGACTTCGTCAAGGATCCGGATGCGGTCAACACCGATCCTTGGGAAGGCCTGGTGCCTCTGTTCTACTGGGACACCCGGGATCTGAACCGCTGGGCCGACGAGGGCGACGCGGAAACCATCACGAAGAAGATCAACGGCGGCAAGAACGGTCTGTCCGATCGGTTTGACCGGCTGGCCCGGGTCTCGCTCGTGCTGCTCGGCTACCGTGCCGATAACGTCCTTCAGTTCCAGGCTGACCAGCGGCTGCAGGTCGACGGCGACGTCGGCCCGAAAACGCGCGCTGCGATGCACACGGCGCTCGTGGCGCTCACTCCGGGCGAAGCTGCACGGCCGGAGGTCAAGGTCGCGCCGGTGACCGAGGAGAAGCCGGTACCGGTCCCTGTCACGCCGCCCAGCCTCGATGCGCCGTGGTGGAAGTCGAAAGAGGTCATCACCCCGTCTGTCATCGGCGGCGGCGCGTCGCTGCTCACCGCGATCGGCGGCATACCGTGGCAAAACCTCCTCCTGATCCTCGTCGCATTCGGAGGCATTGCCGGCTTTCTCTACTGGCGCAAGAACGCCGATCGGAAGGCGGTCGCCAAGCAGGTAGAGGGGATGGCGTGATGTTCACCACTCCTCGCCTCATCGCGGCCGCGGCCGCTCTCGCCATCGTTGCCGCCGTCGTTGCTTGGATTTACCGGCAGGGCGGCGACGACATCAGAACCTCCATTGAAAGGCAGAACAATGAAGCTGGCCGCACTGCGGACGATGTCCGCTCTCGCTTTGACCTTTGTCCTCCAGGGATGTGGGACTTCGGCGCCGGCAAGTGCCGACGGACTACGCCGGGTGGTGGGCACTGATCTGATCGGCGCGCGCGGCGCGACACCGGCAGATCAGCGGAAGATAGACCGGACCGTCGTCGGCATCTGCGCGGTGGCGGTTTGGACGAAATCGGAATGCGTCCGCCACGGCGAAGCGCAGCAGTAACTCGCATCACACTACGAGGGCAGGGGATTGTCTGAAACACAGGAAACCGAAAAGATGGTCGCAACTCCGAAATGGAGGTTTGAATTCAACCTCAACACATTCGTGATCCTGTTCGGCTTTGCCGGCGGCCTCATAGCGTGGGGCGCAACCTGGGAGAGGGTGAACGCCAACCAGGATTCGCAGGCGAATTCCATCGATCGCCTCGACAAGCGCCTGACAGCGGCCGAAGTCTCCCTCCGGCAGATCGACAATCACGAGCTTCGAATATCGGCGGTGGAGAAGCAGGCGGCCGAAGCGGCGACGTCAATGAAGGCCGTCGAGAACACGCTCAACAGCCTTTCGACCGACACGCGTGTGATGCGCGAGATCCTGCAGCGGATCGAGGCCAGTCAGCGCGACGGCGCGCAGCTAAGGCGTTGAGATGGCAGCGCCCCCGGCGAAGGAAGGCGCTGCCTGCTCAGGTCGACTCCGGCAGTTGGAGGGGTTCCAAAGAGCCGACACGAACTCACGTTGATGTCTCGAGCGATGGCTGGCCGGCGGGTTTCGTTCAGCTAATCACCGAGCGCCAAGTTGCGCAGTATCTTCGTCTCGCGATGTCCAGACTGGTAGAGGGAAAATAGTCTCCTGGCGATCAGCTCGGCAGCTTCGCAATCGCGGCAGAGCCCCTTTTCAGCCAGGATCTCGGTGAAAACGTCGTCCAGCAAGTCAATACCGGTAGGTAGAACCGCATCCGTATAATCGTGTGACTTCAACATCGCGCGACCTCATCGGGGCGAAAGCGCAATGATCTTCCAGCCAGCGGCGCCCGTGTTATCTGCCGCTGATGGTTTACTATGCGCCTCGACTATGACAGCGGCAAGGGGACTTGCGGCCTAAGACCTTTGCCTTTGATGGGCTGGACTAAGGTCCGGCAAGCACATGCCCCGCGTGTCTAATTAGGCAATTGCGCGTTTCGGTCTATCCTGCTTTTAATGTCCCACATGGACACGAAACTGGCAGACTTGAAACTCAGGCCTTGGCTTCTCCGCGAGCTAAACCAGACCGGGTATGAGGTGGTCGGAGATATGCAACATCTGCCGACTGCCGAATTGCTGCGAATACCCGGGATGGGCGGACATGACTGGCGGAAGATTGCCAAGGCGTTGGGGCGAGATCCATTTCCCGACTTGAAGAAGCGCTGATGACGTTGCGAGCGGTTGCTTGAGGTGAATTGGCACTTTCAACGATGTGACAACAACCTTCTGCCGAGATATTCCAGCGCCTTCAGGCGTCTTGGATCGGGTTCGCGGTGAACGCCCACCAGCTTCCGCCGCTCCGCAACCGCTATCTTTGGTGTGTCTGATCGAGTGGTCCCGTCGAGTGATGCATTTTGCCCCGGTAGGCCGTATTCGTCTCTGTCTTGCATCGACCAATTCCCATGCGCTGTGGCGGTGCTGCCTCAGGGCTGCCCAGAAGGGACGAACTATGCAGCCCTGAGGCGCCACTCACTTGGAGCTCGACGAGGCCGACGCTCGGACGTAGTAACTCTCGACATGGTTGAAAAGTTTCGCGCGGCGGTGCGTCTAAGACGTTTGTCATTGATGAACCAGACTAAAGTCCTATAAAGCCCCCGCTTTCCCTTTGATTCCGCTTCCGGTGAGAGTAAAATATGGGCAAGCGACGTTCGAAGCGGTTCCCTTGGATGGAACAGGGCAATGAGCCCATCTACATAAATGACCACGTCGCGTCCGGAGCTGCAGCGGTCCTCCTCCCCTGCAGCTCTGTTTGTGTCAGCCAAACTCACCGTGGTTGGTTCCCGAAAACTAAATGAAGAAGTCAAATTAGAAAAAAACGGCAGCACCCCGAAGCTAGAAAGGCGCTGCCTAGCAGTTCTGGAGAACGTCACGTTAATCTTTCATCAGCAGCCCGCCTTAGTCAGCGGTGCCCTCTAACCGCGGGCCTAGCGGATGGTTCCAAAGAAAACTGAGCCGGCTGGCGCTGGCGAAGTGAGGGCTGCGTCTCAAAGCGCGATCCATGCGAAGGCGAACAGTGCAATGACAATAAGTAGTATTAAGATACCGGCCAGATCGAGCGAGTGCATATCATAATTCTCTTTGTAGACTCCCTCGGCAGGTGAACACGTCACCGGGCATGAGGTTCCCGCCTTGCCAGCGGCCGGTCGGGTCCTATCCTTCATGGTTCATCATGGAGGAACCACATGGCAGACAATCCAAAGAAGAAAGGCCGCGACAGCGAGCTGGTGTCCGAACAGGAACACGAGGTCGCCTATTTGATGAAAACGGCGAAGGTGTCGCGACAGAGGGCGCTGGAAGCGATCCGCGAAGCCGGGCCGAACCGAGAGAAGGTGATGGCGTATCTGGGCAAGAAGTAGCGCCGGTGCGATGGCTTTTATTGCTTTATTGCCGGGGTTTTCCTATGAAGATCGTGTTGCCGTCTCGGTTCTCGCACCCCCTACATCGCATTCTCGGCGCCAACTGAAGGATGCTTTGTCTTTTGCCGAAGCGCGCGGCCAGAGCGCGCCGATTTAGTCGATCGATGCGGCCGCAGCTCCGGCACTTGCACAGGACGTCGCACCATTCGGGAAGGTTCGCGAAAGTAATCTCTTCAGGGGCGCCGGCTGGGGCCGCATCACCAGCCGGCTCCTTCGAGAGACAGGCGGCTCTCCCGATGGCATGTCATATGTGAGCTTGCAGCGGTCGCGATATAGATTGCCGCTCTTCGGGCATCCGAGCGCCTTGGAGAATTCGGAGAGCAGCTCGGGCATGCTCCGGTCGCCGACCCGATCGAAGAGCTGCTGGGCGCCGTATTGCCTCTTTACCCCACACTCGCATTTGATCCGGATCTTCGTCCAGGCCAGTAGCTCCGAGAGCCACCATGCTCCGCCTCTAGGCATGCTTCAACTTCCATTCCGGCTGATGCTCCGCGCAGAACCACCGCGGCTCCTCTTTCCCGAAGGCAAAGCCAAGGCTGCCCCACTTCTTGCAGCCGGGATGCTCGCACCAGTGCTCATACATCACCGTGTCCTTGCGCACGCTCGATCCGGCTTCGTCGCTCATTTTCATTACCCGTCTATTGCGTTTGTTCTTACTATGTTCTCTCAGCCGAAAGAGTCAATTCGGCTTTTCGCGGGCCTGTGCGTTAATGGCGTGATGGCCAAAGCATCCTCAAAGAAGCCCCGCGATACCGCTCCAATCGATCCCATGCCGGCGCGGGTCGATCCCTGCCTTGCAACGCTCGTCGACAAGCCACCCAAGGGACCGGACTGGGCCTATGAGGTGAAGTGGGACGGATATCGGATCGCGGTACACATAGAGCCCTCCCGGGTGCGGACTCACGCGCGGCGGCTACGACTGGACCGGAAAGTTCCCCTCGATCGCAGACGACGCGCGGCGCCTTGCCGTGAAGACAGCCATACTCGATGGCGAAGCCGTCGTGCTCGACGACAAGGGCCGTTCGGATTTCGGAATGCTGCAGCGTGCGCTCGGCCGCTTGCCATCGCCGTATGAATCCGGCGCCATCGTCTTCTTTGCCTTCGATCTCCTTTATCTCGACGGCCGCGACCTGCGCCGGCTGCCGCTGCGCGAGCGCCGGCGATTGCTCGAGCCGCTCGTCGCCGGCCGCCGTCCGCCTTTCTGATGAGGTTCAGGCTGATGGTGACGAGTTCTTTCGCGTCGCGTGCGAACACGGGCTCGAAGGCATTATCGCCAAGCACGTCGAGAAGCCCTATCGCTCCGGCCGCGGCGAGTGGTGGCAGAAGATCACCTGCAAGCGCCGGAATAGCTTCGTGATCGTCGGTTTCGAGCCGTCGACCGTTCCCGGTCATCTCGGTCGGCTGCTGCTGGCCGCTAGCAAGGACGGAGCGCTGGTCTATGTCGGCGGCTGCGGTACCGGCTGGTCACATGAGCTCTCGCGAGAGCTGCGGAAGCTGCTGGAGGGGATGGTGACGAAGACGCCGGCCGTCGCCTTGAGGAGGAAAGGCGCCGTCTTCGTCGAGCCTGTGCTTGTGGCCGAGGTCGAGTATCGCGCCTGGACGGATGACGGAAAGCTGCGGCACGCATCGTTCAAGGGGGTCAGGGCGACGGAGGACGCAGCGGAAATTCACTCTTTCGATGATCGCATTCCGGGCTTGTTTGGAAAATGACGGAAACCTACTAATGCGAGCATGGCAGAGAACAAGCTTCAGCATTACGTACCAAAGTGCCACCTTCGCCCGTTCGCATCTGGCGAGGCGGTAAATCTCTACAACATTGGGTCGGGCAGACTCATTGAAGGCGCTCCCATCAAGGGGCAGTGCGCCCGGAACTATTTCTACGGAAAGGACGGCGGAATCGAACGAGCCTTACAGGACATAGAGGGCGCTTACGCCACCGCCGTCGCCAAGGCGGCTGAAAACCCGTCGACAATAAATGCTGGGGACTTCGCTGTTCTTCGTGAGTTTGCTCTACTGCAGACCTTTCGAACATATGGGCACGTCGAAAAGCTGATGGCTCTAGCCGAGAGGCAATACGCCGACATCAAACAGGCCGCGGCCGGCCGCGCAATACCACTAGGCTTACCGGAAAGTATCGAACAGGTTGTCTTCATGTCGATCAGGCACTTCCTCGAGATGCGGGAGCACGTCCAGGATCTCGAGCACTGCCTTATTGTGAACCAATCTCGCCTGCGTTTTATCACATCAGACGACCCGGCCATCCACACCAATCGATATCACATTCAGAAACTGCGCCACGACTCGTTCGGGTTTAGCAGTGCGGGCGCTATGCTTTTTCTTCCCCTCACTCCCACGCTTGCCTTTCTGGCATTCGATCCAAACGTGTATGTCATTCCCGACCGGCGGGGAGCCGTGGCCACGGTCAAACGCGACTCGGAGGTTTCCGCCATCAATGAACTGCAGATCCTGCACGCCCGTCAAAACATCTACTATGGTGATGCAGCGACCGGCGAGATAGTCGAAGCCGATTTTCGGAGGTTGTCCGGCGGACGGCCCACGGTCTGGACTGAGTTGATGTATTTCGAGAAGACAGGTGAGACCGAAGAAGGGGCGAAGTACGATAGGGTTCAGTCAATGAACCTTGATGGTCGCGGTGATTATATGACTTTCGTGCAGATGGCACATGTGCAGCCCAGCCAGTGGCCCGGCCTGATAAGATATCGCCTTCGGCCCCGCGTGGTGCATACAGGAACGGGCGCCGGGACCGTCAGACCTGACCATCCAGTCCTTCGGGGTGTGGGGATTCCTCGGCCCTCGTTTCCGTTGTAATCGCCAGAGTTGTGGTTCCATGTAGCGGATTGGAGAGGCGCTGCTCCTCCAACTTGATGCTGGCAAGAAACTGGACGGAGCACATCTCTTTCCCCTGTGGAAGAAGGGAAGCCCGGAATAATTCGGGTTGGAGTTATGTCGAGAACGGCAAATGCAAAACCGAGTCACCGAGTCCCGAAATAAATCCCGAACTGACCTTCTGGAAATGCCGCAAAGCCTTGTCTATCAGGCCGTCCAGCAAATTAGCCTTCTCTCCTGGGGGGCAAGAGGTCGTGTGTCGAACTGTCGCTTCGGCCAATTCCCTTCAATCTAAACGCACTGGGTAGAAGACCTAGTCGTTGGGGGCCAAGAGGACTGCGAAAGTTTGTGTTCGGTTGCGGGGTCCAATAGACTCACCTTAAAGTTCGTGCGATATTAGGCTTCGCGAAAATAAACAAATCGCGATCGCATTGTTCCGTTTACGAAACGAATGGACATTGAGCGTTGCCGGTCCGCCATGGATCGAATGATTTTAGCTACCTTGTAATCATCTCAATTCGCGCATGCATTCAAACATTCCCGTGGCTCTCGCTAGGAGCGCGCCTAACCCAAAGTTATTGGACACTCATAAAGGGGACTGCACGCGCTGACGCGCTCGCCATGCCAATTATTTAAGACGGAGGCGAAAATGTCAGAAAATCAGACTTCACAAGATAGGTTTGTTGTTCTTCGTAAGTTGGAGGACCTGGAGAGCAGAGTAATCGAACTCAGAGAGGAGATACAGGCGATTGATGCGACCCAGAATGAAGTACAGTTGTCTCCTGAACTCGGTTTAGAGACCAGGTTCGATGATGAAGCCGCTTTTGCCGAATTATTCGGATTGAGGCCCGGCGGACTGCTTGAAACACTTGAGCTTAGGTTCGCAACCGATACTTACTCGTGGGAATGTAACTTCTTCAACGTTTGTCATACCACATACGAGGGATCCGTCTTTTTTATCCGGAAAGACAACGGCAAAATTATAACCTGGAATCTTATCGAGAGTGCGACGAAGAAAGATACAGGGCTGCCGTTCTGGTCTAAATCCCCGTACTACAGGTATGCTGAGAATGCGAGTCACATCGGGTTTGGATTTGGCAGAGATGGCGGGCGGACCTGCCACGTGAGCACATGCATCAACTGTTACAGTGACCATGGTGCGATAAGCATGAGATGGGACGCGTCTGCTTGCTAAAGAGATAAGACCTACAAGGCGGTCCCCAACGGTTTCCAATTCACGGTATGTTCCGCGTTTTTAGGTGTAGTATTTGTACGGCATTGGAAACCGCTTTGACTTAATTGCAGGGCGTTGAGAGAGAAATAGATTACTCTTAATCAGCGGGTCCACGGTTCGAGCCCGTGATCACCCACCATTCTTCTCTTCTTCTCAAAGATCCGTTCATTGCTTGCCGGATACCAATGCCTTGCTTAAGGCATGGACACTCGTTCCAAGCTTTTGAAAGTACGCGCTTCCGCATGGAAAAGCGTTACACATTTTTGCTGGAAGTGCCCAAAGCCGACAAGCGGGATTCCGCATAGGCGTCGTGGCCGTCATTTGCCCGTTCGATCTCGTGCGTTGCAGCACGAGCAAGAAATCCAGACCGCGTAAGGCCGTGGGCTTCGGCGAAGGCATCTATCTGCTTCAGGACACCTTCGGGAAGCGTAACGTTCACTCGAATGGCTCTTTTTGCCTCGGTTTTCACCGCGACGAGAATAGCGACGCAATCCCTGTTCTCGGCGTCGGACATGACAACCTCAAGGGAGGAGGGCTCCGGGATGGCCTCGCCGTCCTCTACCAGCCCTTCAATATGCAAGGCCAAGGCTTCCTCTGCCATAGCGCGCGCGTCGTCGAGGTCGGCACCGGCGGTCACGACGCCGGAAAAATCAGGAAAGGAAACGCCGTAATCGCTCTCGGCGTCCTTGTGGATCAATCCGATATAGTTGCGCATGGCCTTACCTCAATTTCAAACCGGACTGCTTTTCAATGCTCCTGAGGGTACCGATTGGTAGATCCCTCTTCGGGTGAGGAACGGTAACCCGGCCGTGCTTTTTCGGATGTTTGAATTGAACGTGGCTGCCCTTGGTCGCAACCTCGTACCATCCGTCCTTCTGCAATGCTGCAATAATGTCGCCGCTCTTCATCTGATACGACAATACACACGCATGTGTATTCGTCCAATGAATTTGTCAAGCCAATCTAAGGCGGCTTTCTCGGATGGTCTCGAACCGTCGGATCATCAGCTTGTGCTAAAAAAGCCAATATTCATCTCTAACGACCGCCTGGCTGGGACTTCGAAGCGAGTTCGGACGGAGAGTTCATGCGAGGTTATCTGCTCCTGACGGAGGCGAGAAGCGGGTCGAACTGGCTGGGTTCGCTCGTCAATGGCGCCGGTAATATGGGGCGCTCGAGCGAGTGGCTCTCGCCCAAGATCCATCGGCTGGATACCGGCGCCTTGTCATGGGACGCATTCTTTCAGGAACTCCTCAGGAAGTGCTCTACGCCGAACGGCGTCTTCGGCTCGAAGATATTCCCGAACCAGCTTTTCGTGACGCATGAGGTCTATGGAAGGGATTTCATTCAGCATTGCCTCGCCATGCATGACGTTGCGCTCGTATTCCTGCGGCGCAGGGATACGCTGAGGCAGGCGATATCCTATGCGCGGGCGAGGCAAACACGTAGTTTTGCCGCTCACGTCGAGGGAAGGGCCAATCCCCAATACGACTTCGAGCAGATCGCCCGATGCTTTTTCTACATTCGCGACAGCTATGCCTTTTGGCAAAGCTATCTGGAACTCACCGGCGTTGAATTTGCCGAATTCGTCTACGAGGAGCTCGCCGCCGATCCGATTCCATTCGTCAGCCACTTGGCGGAGCACTTGCAGGTGCCGCTACCGGCGCAGCTGCAGACATCAATGGCAGTCCAGCGCGACGATCTGACGGAAGAGTGGATCGCCCGCTTCCACGAGGATCGCAGATCTGCGAACCTCCTGGAGGCCTATGACCGGCGCGAACATATTCCGGGAAAACTCAAGAACTTCGTCAAGTTGGGGACCCGGAGCCTGCGACCGCGGTATCCGTTTGCGTTCTAG